GATTTTCCTGAATCGGATAAATCAGTACAGCTATCATATGGATATTTTATGCATACTCATAAGTATGTGCCAACTCAAAATGATCCAGCTTCGGTATCTTCTGATGAATTATTTAAAAATATAGAAACATTACAAAAAAATTATGCAAAAAAGTAAAATAGGAGTCGGTATTATAACGTATAATAGACCTGATTTTTTTAAAAAGTGCTATGATTCTTTACCTTTAGATAAAATAGATCATATAGTTGTTGTTAATGATGGTAAACCATTACCATTTGATATAAAAATTGGTACTTTGATACAACACGATATCAATAAAAACGTAGGTGAGAGTAAAAATGACGCTATGATTCATCTTTTAGATCTAAATTGTGATTATATATTCACATTAGAAGATGATATAATCATAAAAGATCCATTAATTTTTGAAAAATACATTAATGCGTCAAAGGAAAGCGGAATTCAACATTTTAATTTTGGATTCTCACAAAGAGAGAATCTAGATTTAAATTTAAAACCAATTTGGAAGAAAACAGTAGAATATAAAAACGCTAAGTTAGTTCTAACCGAAAATATTTTAGGTGCGTTTACATTTTATACTAAAAAAGCATTACGAACGGTGGGATTACACCATAAAGATTTTAATAAGGGGCATGGCGATCATCTGGAATTGACATATAGAGCATATAAACATGGATTAACCACTCCGTTTTGGTGGTTTGCTGATCTATATGGTAGTTGGGATATGATTGAAAATCAAAGTAATTTCACTACAGATTCTAAAGTTAGAAACCCAGAAACTATTCAAAAATATTTTAATGAAGCGAGAGATATTTTTAAAAAATTACATGGGATTGATATATTTGAGATCCCACGGCTAAATGAAACACAAACAATAGAAATTTTAAAAAAATTAAAAAATGGAATACATTAAAGATAAAATAGGAGTGGGGATTATAACATATAATTCGGAAGAATATTTCAAAACATTATATTCTAGCATAGACAAATCATTTGTTAATGAACTAGTAGTTGTTAATGGCGGAAATGAATATACTGAAAAATATGATTGTGATTGGATTCAACATAAAAAAAATCACTATCCGGCGCAATCAAGAAACGATTGTGCCGCATATCTAATGAATAGAAAATGTGAACATATTTTCTTAATAGAAGATGATATGATAATTAAAGATTCTAACATTTTTAATGAATATGTTAAAACATCCAAAGTATCGGGTATTAAATATTTTTCATATGTTAGTATGGGCGGCGAGTGTGGACCGCCACACGAAAGAACACCAAGAACTATGGTTGATTATGGTAATAACGTAAAGGTTAATTTATATATGAATATGTGCAATGAATTTACATATCATCATTATGATACATTTAAAGAAGTTGGACTATATGATTCAGTCGATGAGATGAGAAACGCATTTGACGTTGATATGGCATATAGAGAAACAAAAATAAACAAATGGACAACTCCTTTTTGGTGGTTTGCTGACATATATAACTCAGACGATTACATTCAAAATAACCCAAACGCAACAAGTAGATTACAAGCAGAAAGACCAGACGGATCCAGACAACAATTAGTATCACAAACGTTTAGTTTTTTTAAAAACAAACATAATACATCAATAAACCAAATACCAGACGTTGACCGAGATACGGTTATGCATACATTAAAACGATTAAAACATGAAAATAGCATTAGGAATTAATATATTTAAATCATATCCGAGACAAAATAGATGTATAGAAGTCTTAAAAAAAATAAAATCAAAATATTCATATATAGATTTATATAATATAACGTTTGAAGATGAAAAAAATTTAGATGAAAATTTTATACATCTTCCAGTATTGATACGAAAGTCAAAGGACGTAATTAAAAATTCAATATCAAATAAACCAATTGCTAAAGATTTTTTCAATACGTTAGCGAACCAAAATTGTGATTATTTTTTATTCCTAAACAGCGACATATTATTATCCGAAAAGTTAATTAAACGAATATCAGATGCAGATTTTGAAACTATGGTATTCTCTAGACATGATATATATCCTTTAGATAATTTAAATAGTAAAATAATACCATTTCGTATTGAAATAGCAGGATTTGATTGTTGGTGCGTTAAAAAAGATTGGTGGATTAAAAATTCTGAAAAATTTGAGGATTATGTATACGCAGAACATCTTTGGGATGTAGATTTTACATTAAAAATGTATAATTTTAGTAAATGTATATTACAAAACAAAGATTTTTTTATAGCTCATGAAAAACATGACTTAAATTGGAACGAAACATCTGTAGAAGCTAAACATAATTCATCGTTATGGGAAAAAACACCATATCATAAAAATTGGCATGAATTTATATTTTCAAATTTAATAAAGAGAAAACCTTATGGACAATTTCTTGAACCATTATATAATGAAATAGAGCTTGAAAGTAAATTTTTAAAAATATGAAATTATATACAGTTTTTACAGAATCACATCATCAGATGTTTAAAGATTACTTTATAAAAAGTTTTCCATTTGAATCTAATTTAGAATTAATTGTAAAATTTAAACCACAAGTATGCAAAACATCTGAATTTCATAGTGACGGATGGAGGGAAACGATGATGTATAAAGTACAATGCTTTATCGATGCAGCATATGAGACAAAGGATGGTGAATATTTTATTTTTTCAGACCCCGACATTCAATTTTTTAAACCATTTTATAATGATTTACTATCACAAGTACAAGGATTTGATGCTGCATTTCAAAATGATTATATAGGAGGGGTTAATACTGGATTTTTTATTATGAAATCTACTCCAAATACTCGTGCTTTTTTACAAACAGTTAAAGGTAATCTTCATTTATTTCCAGAAGAACAAGTTTGTTTTAACCATTTAATTGGTAGATTTGCAGAGTATCCAAAAATAGCTTTTAATGCTAAATTTTTAACTAAAGAATATTGGACGTATGGTGAAATATCTATGCAAAGACCTAGAAACGGACAACCGATGAGTCATTGGGATGGAGTAGAAGAGTTTAATATACCTAAAAACATAATAATACATCATGCTAATTGGGTTAAATGTTTTAAAGATAAAATTAAAATAATGGATGTTGTTAAGCAAAAAGTTAAAACATTATGAATGTAACTTTAGGTTTTTTAAATTACAATAGTTTTTCTTATATAGAGAAACAATTAGAAAAAAATTATTTCGATTTGTCAAATGGAGTAATAAACGAAATTATAATTCAAGATGACTGTAGCAAAAACGATTTTGAAAAATTAAAATCTATCGAAACAGAAAATATTAAAGTTTTTCAAAATGAAAAACGAATAAAACCACTATTAGGAAGAGTTAATTTACTTAATAATTGTAAAAATAATTGGGTATTATTAATGGATTCTGATAATTTTTTAGATGTAAATTCTTTTAATTCTTTATTTTCTGATTTAAATTTTAATGATAATACTATTTACGCGCCGGATTTCGCAAGACCTAAATTTAATTTTAAAACTATATCAGACTTTAATTTAGATTTTAATTTAGTTAAAAATAATCTACAGTTTTTATTATGTTTTTTAAATGTCGGAAATTATCTAGTCCCCAAAAAAAGATATTTAGAAGTTGCTAAAAATATAGATTATAAATTTGTTGAATATACAATGGAAGTATTGTACTATAATTACCTGTGGTTAAGTAGTGGAAATTTCATTAAATGCGTTAAAGGGTATGAATATGATCATACCATGAGAGATGATTGTTTTTCATATTCAAATGATAAAAATTTTAATGATATATTTCAAACATTAACACAATTATATTTAAAATAAAAATGAATTCGCCTAGATTACAAGATTTATCAGAAAAACAAATTAAAGAATTTACCTTAGATTCAAAAATACCAATAAGAGAATGGTACTTTAATGAATCAGATGTTAAAGTGTCTCATCTATACGAACAAAATGTTATAATGCATTTGAAAGAAATGGCTAAATATAGACAAACTAATTATTATGGACAAACTGACAATTGGTTATATCAAGCACTAACAGACTTTCCTATACATAATAAAAACGTCCTAATAATAGGATCCTTAATGCCGTGGTATGAATCTATAGCTTTAGAATTTGGTTGTAAAACATGCACAGTAGTAGAATATAGAAAACAGGATAATGTAGTCCCAAAGGTAAATTATATACAACCACACGAATTAAATAATTCAAAATTTGATGTTATTTTTTCCATATCTTCATATGAACATGATGGATTAGGAAGATATGGAGATCCTATAAATCCAAATGCAGATTTGGAAGCAATGAAAAATATTAGAAACCATTTAAAATCCGATGGAGTTTTATATTTAGCGGTTCCAGTCGGACAAGATGAAATAGTGTGGAATGCTCATAGAGTATATGGTAAAATTAGATTACCGATGTTAATAAATTCTTGGGATTTGATTGGAAAATATGGAGTAACCAAAGAAATTTGGGATACTCCATATACGAATGACTGTCCCGCCCAACCAATTTTAGTTTTAAAAAATAATGAAACTAGCACCATTTAATGAATTTATATTAGAAATTGAACAATCTCCATATCCCCCATATCATAAAGGGTTTTATATGGAGAGATATTTTATAGATTTTTATATAAAAAATAGGAAATCTATAGATGATACGGGATATCAATTTTTACCTATATCATGGACCGATATTTACTTACATAGACCTCATTTAAAAAATAAATTACAAGAGTTATTAAATTCTTTAGATAGAGATAAAAAATATTTTACAGTTTCACAACATGATGATGCTCCTTTAGAGAATTTACCACCTAAAACATTAAAATTTTCAGCTGGAGGAAATATGAAAGATTGTATACCAATACCTTTAATATGCAGTCCGATTGAAAATATTGAAAAGAAAGAAAAAGATATATTTTGTAGTTTTGTGGGAAGCGTGAATGCTCCGGTCAACATTTTTGGAGAAATGGGTCATAAAACCAGAATGGATATGTTAAATACTCTTAATAATAAACCGGAATATATATTAAAACCTAGAGTGTGGCAGGGTGTAGTTGACGAAGATAGAAAAAATATGTTTCTCGATATCACAACGAGAAGTAAATTTACATTATGCCCTAGAGGATATGGCGCAACAAGTTTTAGATTGTATGAAGCAATGCAATTAGGATCAGTTCCAGTTTTTGTATATTATGGAACACCATATATACCATTTTCAAATGTAATTGACTGGAATAAATTAGCCGTCTTAGTAGAATATAAAGATATTAATAATATTGATAATATATTAAAATCGATAAATGATCAAAGATATCAAGAGATGTTAGATTATATACAAGAAATATACCCACAGTACTTTACTTTAGATGGAATGTGTGTTAATATTATTAAACAATTAAATGAATTTTTTAAACATTGATAAAGTATATATATGCCATTGGAATAAATTAAAAGATAGAAAAGAATGGATTAAAAAACACCTAACGGATAATCAGATTTATGATTATGAATGGGTAGAGTGTTATGATAAAAATACATGGGATGTTGATGATATTAAAAAAGAATTTCCTAATATATTTAGCAGTTTAGGAAATGGACCTAAGAATATACCTTTAAAATTAAGCGAAATTTCACTATTATTAAAACATTTTTATATTATAAAAGATATAATAGATAAAAAATATAATAAAGTTTTAGTATTCGAAGACGATTTTTTACTAGTAGAAAACTTTATTGAAAAGTTTAATTCATACATGAAACAAATGCCAGAAAATTGGGATTTAGCTTGGGTTGGATCATGTTGTCAATTAAACCACCCATATGATGGATTTAATAATATTTATAAACATGACGGATCTAGATGTACTCATGCATATGCTATTAGTAATCAAGGGGCATATAAAATGATATCAGAATTAAAAAATATAAATGATGCTGCGGATTGGTTCTATAATAGAATTATTACAAAATTAAATTTACAGAATTATTGGTGGGAACCGCCATTAGCATATCCAAATGGTTTATTTGAAACAGCTATACAAAACGAAAAGTTTTAAAATATATGAAAATATTTGCAATTTTAAAAATATAAACTATACTGGTTTTAATATGAGTTATTCTTTAGATCAGTTAGATTTAAAAATGGAAAAATATTTTAAAGATATTTTTAATGGTTTTTATATAGAATGTGGAGCAAATGATGGAGTTTCACAGAACAATACACTTTATTATAATCAAAAATATAATTGGAAAGGCTTATTAGTAGAAGCAAATCCTGATATTTATAATGTGTGTAAGATAAACAGACCAAATGATATAGTGGAAAATTTTGCATTGGTTTCTTCATCTTATAAAGATAAAACTATAAAGGGATATTTTAAAAATATTTCTTTGAATGGTCAATGTATTGATGGAAATAAATACAGTGATAAAACTTTAAACGCAGAACAAATAACTGAAGTTAATGCAATAACATTAACGAAACTATTAGATAAATATGATATTAAAAAAATTGATTTATTCTCCTTAGATGTTGAAGGATATGAGATTAATGTTTTAGATGGGTTGGATTTTGAAAAATATAGACCTAAATATATTTTAATAGAAACCACAACATGTGAAAATAAAAGAGAAGAAATTGAAAATTATTTATCTAATAAAAATTATAAATTTCTAGAAAGATTAAGTTATAATGATGCTTTTTATATTTCACTAATTTAAAACATATGAAAATATTTTTTAATTATGCAGATTTAAACCCTAAACACATAGAAAGTCAAAAATGCAATGCACAAATAGCAAGACAATTCAATATTTTTGATGAGGTATATGAATTAAATAAAAATAATATATATATAAATTTTTATAAACAATATTTACATATACTGAACCAACCCAGAGGAGCTGGATTTTGGTTATGGAAACCATATTTTATTAATGAATTTTTAAATCAATCTAATGAAAATGACATAATTATTTATGCGGATTCTTCCATTAGAATTGATAAAGATATAACGCCATTATTTGAAATACTGGAAGAAACTCAAGGTATATTAACATTTATATCATCTTTGGGAAATGAAAATTTGAATCCCGAAAAAACATATACAAAAAGAGATATATTTGTAAAAATGGGTTGTGAAGATGATTATTATTATACTGGAAAATATAACTGTCAATTTAATGGGGCATTCATAATAATAAAAAACAATAATTTTAGTAAAAATTTTGTTAAAGAATGGCTTGAACTTTCGTGTGATGAACAACTGTTAACAGATTTACCAAGTAATGATAAAAATTATTTAGAATTTAAAGATAATCGACACGATCAATCTATATTATCATTACTTTCAAAGAAAAACAATTTATATCCTTATCCAGACCCAACACAGTGGGGAAATAATTATAGAGGTAATTCTAAAGTTATACAGTTTTTATCACATTTACGATGAATATTGCATTTTTAGATTTTTGGGGATCTTTTGATCCAAATAATAACTTTTTTATTCATTTATTTAAACAAATTAAAGAAAATGTTATTATAACGGATGCTTCTAATGCCGATGTGATCATATTTTCATGTTTTGGCGATTCAAATAAAAGATACAATCACTGTAAAAAGGTTTTTTTTACTGGAGAAAATATAAGACCCGATTTTAATCATTGCAATTATTCTTTAACTTTTGATTTTGACAAATATAGTGGGAGAAATATAAGATTACCCCTTTGGATGTTATATATAGACTGGTTTAATGTCAAAGGTTATGGGGATCCAAAAACTTTAATACCCTTAAGTTTTATAAACAAATACATAAAGAAAGAAAAAACAAAATTCTGCGCTTCGGTTTTCAGTAAGCCTATAAGTTTAAGATTTGACACAATAAACAAAATACAATCTTACAAATCAGTTGATTGTTATGGTAAAATACATCAAAACCATCTACCCGATGGTGAAGATGTAAAACTTGATATTTTATCAAATTATAAATTTAGTATTTGTTTTGAGAATAGCGTATATCCGGGATATTTTACCGAAAAATTACTCCACGCTAAAATAGCTGGTAATATCCCATTATATTATTCGGATAAAAGTTTTTCACAAGATTTTAATGAGAATTGTTGTTTAAATTTAATAAATTATGAAAATTTAGATCATTTTTTAGATCATATTAAACAAATTGATAACGATGATCAAAAATATCTTAACGTTTTAAACGAACCATTGTTTAAAAATGAAATAAATTTAAATGATATAAAAGACAAAATACAAAATATACTATTTTGATATTTTTATTACAAAAGATTGACATCCATCCATAGCTAACCCAATAAGTTTTTGATTATACTGTTCACAGAATCTGCTAACTGCGGAAGTAACCCCATGACAACTGCCATAATCATGCCCCATTAATAAACCACCACTTTTAATACGGTCTAATGATAGAATTAAATCATTATAGACCACTTCTTCGGTGTGATCTCCATCAATATATATAGCATCAAAGTAATCATTATACCAATTTTTTAAAAAATTAACAGAATCCATTCTTATAAGGTGTATGTTTGGTTTATCCATTGCTTGTTTATATAAAGAAATATAAACGGATTCCATACTTTCGACTATTAAATGGTTATTACCATCTTTATCACCGGAACCATATTCACCATGCCATATATCAACAAAAAACAAATTGTTAAATTTTGTTTTTTTAATAATTTCCTTTGAAAAATCACCCTTAAACACTCCAATTTCTAATATATTTGAATTTTCTGGAATTAAATCTAATAACTCGCTTCTTGTTCTGTAATATTGAATGTCGCTCATATTCTTTATTTAATATTTTTTTTTAAATGTCAATTGACATGTTGTTTTTATATGGTATATATTATTAATATAAAATGATTCCAAAAAAAATATATCAAACGTGGATAACTAAAAAATTACCAGATAAAACAAAAAAAATAATTGATAGAACCATGGAGTTAAATCCAAATTATTCATATGAAATATATGATGATGCGGATGCATTTTATTTTATGCAAAGTAATTTTGGGAAACAAGTAGTTGATGCATATGAAAGTTTAAACATCGGTGCGGCTAAAGCTGATTTGTGGAGATATGCCATTTTATATAAAAATGGAGGAATATATTTAGATTTGGATTCGGGAATACATTCAAACTTAGATTCTTTAATTGGTGAAAATGACAAAGCAGTAATATCAAGAGAAAATAACCCAAATAAATTTGTACAATGGTGTTTGATGTTTGATAAAAATCATCCAATATTAGAAAATACATTAAAAAAATGTGTTTATAACATTTTAAATAAAACTACACATGATATATTTGAATTGACAGGTCCGAATGTTTTTTCAAATGCAGTTAGAGACGTATTATCCCCATTAAATTTGAACATTTATTATACGGATGATACCATAATTAATCAAAAAATGCAAAATTTTGAATTTAATAACATTAAAACTAAAGTTTATTCATTTGATTATAGGGATTATTGTAGTTTTAAACATGAACATAGTGGAGAATTGCTTGATTTTAAACCACACTGGAGCGTCGAAACTCAAAACATTAGAATTTTTAAATGAAAAGAATAGGTTTTTATCAGCCACATTTAGATATTTTAGGTACTGGTGTTAGTTGTTTTGACTATGCATACTATAATGAAAAATTATTAGGAAATAAATCCTTTTTCTTTTGCGATAAAAACCATTATATAACACATCCAGACGCTGCCAAAAAATTTAAAGAAAATTTAGAAGTAATAGAATTAAATGGCGAACATAATATGAATGAACTTGAAATTTATTGCAAATCTTTAAATCTCGATGCAATGTATATTCAAAAATGTGGTTTAAAAAATGATGGTAGATATGTAAATTCGGTTCCAATGTTTATTCATGTTGTTGGGTGTCATAATGATCCACATGGATTGGTTTATGCATATGTAAGCGAGTGGTTAAGTGAAACATATTCTAATAAACAAAATCCATATGTCCCATATATGGTTAATTTACCAGAAAGTAATGAAAATTTAAGACATAAATTTAATATACCAGACGATGCTATTGTTTTTGGGAGAATTGGTAACAGTGGTTCTTGGAATATATCGTTTGTAAATGATGCAATAACAAATTTTGTTAATAGTATACCAAATGTTTATTTTATTTTAGTAAACACGCCAAAATTTACAACACATGAACGTATACTTTTTCATGAACCGTTTGCGGATTTAAGTTATAAAAGAAAATTTATCAATACGTGTGATGCTATGATACATTCAAGATTCGAGGGAGAATCCTTTGGAGCAGCTGTTGCTGAATTTTCATCATGTAATAAACCAGTAATAACATATTCAGATTCATCAGAAAAAAATCATATATTTACTTTAAAAGAAAAAGGTTTATATTATAACAATTACGATTCTCTTTTTAACATTTTTAAAAATTTTATACCACAACCAGAAAAAGACTGGAATGCATATAAAAATTTTACACCAGAAAATGTTATGCAAAAATTTAAAACTGTTTTTTTAGATAAATTATAAAATATGAAAATAGCATTATTAATTGTTGGTAGATGATGACATAAACAGAAAAAATTATTAAAAAATAATATTTATTTTTTAAAAAATAGTGTTGATTTTTTAAAAAATAGTGTTAATTTTAATAAAGACAAACAATATGTTAAATTATACAAACTCATATGAAAACATCATAAAAGATGTAATTGCAGGAAAACCGGTTATAATTGTGGATAGTTATGATAGAGAAAATGAAGGCGATTTAATGATAGCAGCATCGAAAGCTAATGTAGAAAATCTTGCTTTCATGGCTAGATGGGCAAGAGGTATAATGTGTTTACCATGTCTAAGCGACAGATTAGAACGCTTAGATATACCAATGACGCATACCAATAAATTGGATAAATATTCAACACCCTTTGCGAATAGTATAGATTCAAATGGAGACTCTACAACAGGAGTAAGTGTTAAAGATCGTTTAGTTACAATAAACAAATTTACAAGTGAAACTAGTATACCTACTGATTTTTGTCAACCCGGTCATCTTTTTCCTTTAAGAGCCAGAAAAGGACTTTTGAAAGATCGACAAGGACACACGGAATCCAGTATAGAAATTTGTTTATCAGCCGAACTGCCGCCAGTTGCCGTTATAATTGAAGTTATGAATGAAGATGGGTCTATGGCAAGACTTCCACAACTCGAAGAGTTAGCGGTTAAATTTAATTTAAATATTATTTCTATTGATGAGATTATAGAATCGAAATATGGAAAACTCTAATTTTTTAACTAGAGCATATAATAAAATTGAAAAAATTTCAAACGGAAGAATAGTAAAATCCAGTACTTCTTCAAGGTTAAACGACGAAATAAATTATTATGAAAGTATTCCGAAAAATGTTTCTTTTCTTTTTCCCAGAAAATTTTCTTCATCAAGAATAAATGATGAATATTCCATGATCTTGGAATATTATCCTTATAAAAATTTAGGAGAATATATAATATCCAATTTATTGATAAATTGGAATGATGTTTTTGATAATATTAAATCAATAATAGAAGTATTCAGAAGTCAAAACGATAAAGACGATAATACATCCTCTCACGCAAAACAAATGTATTTTGATAAAACATTAAATGAATATATTAATTTTAAAAATTCATTTGAAGATTCAGATTTGTTTTACAATGACATTTTAATATTAAATGGAAAGGAATATAAAAATTTTGAAATTATTTGGAACGAATCAAACACTAATAAAATTTTAAACGATTTATTAAATTACAAATCAAATATGATTCATGGTGATATGTGTTTCAGTAACATTTTATATCATGACATTGCAGGTATTAAATTAATAGATATGAGGGGTTCTTTTGGAAAAAGAGGGATATATGGCGATACTTTATATGATTTATCTAAATTGGCACACTCCGTTGATGGTGGGTATGAATTTTTTATAAACGATAAATTTAATGTTAAAAAAACATCTAAAAGCGAATATGAATTAACTTTAAACGATACACAAAATAAAAAAGACGCATTCGATTCATTTTGGTCGAAATTTTCAAATGAAAATAAAAAAAATATAAATTTCATACAAGGTATGATATATATTGGAATGTGTGCTAGGCATTATGACAGTAAAGAAAGACAACTTGCGATGTATTTAACGGGTATTAAAATTTTAAACGAAACAATATGAATATATTAATATTAATGGCGGGAGAAGGAAAAAGGTTTTCTGATTTTGGTTATAAAACACCAAAACCTCTAATTAAAGTTAAAGGTAAAACAATTTTAGAATGGACAACTGAATCATGTCCATATATAAAACATAATACAGATCAGCAAGATGAAAATATTAATTTATTTTTTTCAGTAAGAAAAGAACATTTAGAAGATGGACTAGAAAGTTTTTTACATAATATATACGGAAAAAATATAACAATTATTCCATTCGATAAAACGACAAGAGGAAATTTAGACACAGCTAGGATTTCATGTGATTACATGAATGATACAAAAACTCCACTTTTAATTTTAGATGCAGATAATAAATATGATCACAATAAAATTGATGATTTTATAAAAAACACACCAAATGATATTTCATCGATGTCTATTGTTTGTTTTAATCCAATCGATTCAAAAATACCAAATAAATGGGCAAATGCTAGAGTTAGAAATTCTATAGCATTAGAAATAATAGAAAAAGATGATTCTTGGGTTAATTATCCATGTTTAATTGGAGTTTTTTATTTTCCTAAAATGGATCAATTCAAAAATTACGCAGATTTTATTTTCGAAAATTTAGAACCTGTTGGTTTTTCTGACAAAAAAGAATATTATATGAGTATGATTCCAAGATATCACGCAAGCATAAATCAATTAGTATATGTTCACACGGTTAAAGATGTAGTCCCATTGGGAACACCAGAAGATGTAATTAAATTTGAAAGTAGCATATTATGATTTTTGCATTTGATATTGACAATACGATATGTGAGAGAAAAATTGATGGAAAAACGTATAAAGACGTAAACCCATTTCCAGAGGCATTAGAAACTATAAATTGGTTAAAATCAGAAGGTCATACGATTATTTTACATACAGCTAGACATATGAAAACATGTGATGGAAATCAAGGAAAAATTTTAGGAAAACAAGGTAAAATACTTTTTGATTGGCTTGAAAAACATAACATACCATATGATGAAATATGGTGGACTAAACCACATGCCGATTTGTTTATTGATGATGCAGTTTATCAACACATAGATTGGGAATCGACAAAAAAAGCTATTAAAAATAGAATTATTAAAGGACCAAGAACCGCAGAAAATCCATAAAAATCTTAAAATAAAATTATGAATAATAAAACAAAAAATACACCGCAGTTCTTTTTTGATACTGCCGACACCAAAGCAATTAAAAACATTTGGAGTAAACTTAAAGATACTTGTGATCCAAAGTCATGTGTTGGTATAACTACTAATCCAAATGCTCTAGCAAAAGTTAATTGCCACACTACTAGCGAATTTGAATACTTGGTAAAAGAAATGGCAGAAACTTTAGAAGAAATTAGAGGAGCTAATGGACTAGTATATGTACAGGTTCCTAATTCTAAAATGAATGAGTATGACATAATTAAATGGGTTGAATACATTTCTAAATTGAAAATTGGAAATAGTGTAATAGCATTGAAACTTCCACATTTTAGTTATATTTTAGATTTACTGGATAATGAAATATTTAATAATATTTATGTGAATATTACTGGCATATCTGATTTTGGAACAATTTGTAGGGTTATGAATTATAATAATGTACATTACGCTAGTATAATTCCGGGTAGAATGGAGGAAATTGGGATCGATGCAGATTCACACTTAAAATATTTAGCCGATACAAAATTTAAACCACATCAAAATATAATCACTGGTAGCATGAGAACTTTACAAGGATTAAAATCTGCTATATATTATAAAACAGTTCCAACAATTGGTACGAGAGTGTGGGATTTATTTGAATCTAATAAATCTTGGAGTGATTTTAATTCATATTGGAATGAACAATATAGTGGCATTTCGACAGAAACTAAAGATTTTTGCCCAGAAATAACTGAAAAAAATATACAACTCAGTAAATCTTTTTTCGAACAAATGGATGGGTTGGGTGAAAATTTATTTAACAATTTTTTAAAAAAATAAATGATAAGAAATACCTGTATATTATGCAATTCAAATTTAAATGAATTGCATAATTATTCAAATTTCCCAATATACATGGGAATCATTAAAGAAAATGAAAAACCACAATACAATGATATGGCTATCATGTCTTGTAAAGGGTGTGGGTTTGTACAATTAAAAAATTTATTAGATCCAAATATATTATATAAAACACCACACAATCCAGCTATAGGTAAAACTTGGGAAGAACATAACAAAAATTTTTCAAATTATATATTAAATAATAATTGTAAGAATTTATTGGAAGTTGGTGGGGCTAATTTAAAAATCGCAAAATTAATAACAGATTACACTCAAATAAAATCTTATACCATATTAGATATAGCGGATAGTTATGAGTGCAATATAAATCCAAAAATAATTTTTTTGCGAGGATTCATAGAGGATATTAAAGATGATAAAAAATATGACAGTGTAGTTATGAGTCATACGTTTGAACATTTATATGATCCGATAAAGACATTAAATTTGATAAGAAATTTATTAATAGATGATGGGAAATTTATTATTTCAGTTCCAAACATAGAAAATCAAATAATAGATGGATTTTTGAATGCTATAAATTTTGAACATACGTTTTATATAAATCATGATTATATAAAGTATATTTCTAATGTTTGTAATTTTGATTTAATAGATATTACAGAATATTCTAAATATAATACATTTTATACTTTACAGAAAAAACAAAATGTTGAATCTAATAAAATTTTAGATAAAACTAAAACTAGTGTGATATATAAAAAACACATAGAAAGCGTAAAATGGGATGTTAATAATATTAATAAAAAAATAAAAAACAAAAAAGTATATTGTTTTGGCGGTCACATTTTTACTCAAATGCTAATTGCATTTGGGTTAAATCTTGATAATATAATATGCATATTAGATAATGATATTAATAAAATAGATAATTTTTTATATGGTACAAATATAAAAATTAAAAATTCATCTATTATAAAAAATGATACAAATCCAATAATAATAGTAAGATGTTCACAATATAATGATGAAATAATAAAAGGTTTAAAAAATTTGAATTCAAATTGTGACATAATATGAAAATAGCTGTGTGTTTATTTGGTTATCCAAGGCATTATGAATTGGGTTTTAAATGTCATAAAAATTTTTTAGAATCAGTTGATTATGATTTTTTTATACATTCGTGGTGTGAAGAAAGTTCAACACAGGATGATATTGAAAAATTGTACAATGATATAAACGAACTATATCACCCCAAAAAACTTAAAATAGAAAAACAGGAAGATTTTTCAAATTTTTTTGAAAATGATTCAAATTTTAATAAAAAAAATAACATAGATATAGAGTCCATTCAACGTTATATTTCTCCAATATACTCGATGTATAAAGTTGGAAATTTACTCGAAGAATATTTATGTGAATATGATGTTGTAATTGTCACAAGAACTGATGTTTTTTGTAATGAAAAATTAAAAACTTTTAATATATATGATTTAAACTGTATATATTCTTCTTATTGTGAAGGGTCTAGGTGGGATATGAGTTTAAATGATGGAATCATTGATGTTAAAATGTTGCTTTCGAATCCAAAAAATATATTATTTTTAACTAAATTATATGAAAATTTAAAAGAATATAATATTAATAATGAAGTACCTTTGTGTCATCATGAGGTATTTGCGCATCATCTTAAAAAATTAAATTGTAGTTTTGATATGATTTTTAATGGTGTATCGAATGTGTGGTGGATATTAAGGGACAACAATGTATTATATGGAAATTTAGGAAACTCGAATATGTGCCATTATCCACACATTTTTCAATAATTTTGCAGTATTTAACTTGTTTTATTGTAATAATAATATATCATTTGTACGATGAAAAAAGTAATTTTTAATTCGGTAAAAATTCAAAATTTTTTATCGATTGGTAAAACTCCAATTGAAATTTCTTTTGAAACTGGTATTACACTCATTACTGGTGAAAATAAAGATACGGGAGGTAAAAACGGAATCGGTAAAAGTACAATTTCTGATGCTATATATTGGTGTTTATTTGGAAACACCATAAGAGATCTTAAAAAAGATAAAATTATTCATACTAAAAGCAAAGGAGAGTGTGAAGTAATTTTAAATTTTAAAATTGAAAACGAAGATGGGATTAAAACATATAAAATAATTCGTTCAATTGAGCCATCTAAAGTTTCTTTGTTTTGTAACGACGAAGATATAACTCCATCTACAATTCCAGCTACAGATGAGCTTATAAAGCATTTAATAGGGGGAAATGAAGAAGTATTCCAGAACTCCGTAATAATGTCATCAAACAATACGATTCCCTTTATGGCTCAAAAGAAGATCGATAAAAGGAAATTTGTAGAAGGTATATTACAAATTAATATTTTCAGCGAAATGCTACTTAAAGTAAGATCAGAATATAATGAGTATAAAAAAGAAAACGATTTATTGAGTAATGATTTTATAAATCAGCAAAAAAATCTTGAAATTTTTGAAAAGCAAAAAGAAAACGGAGAAGAAATCAAAAAAACAAAAATTAAATCTATAAATGATAAGATAGAAATAAATAAAAAAACAATTTTAGAGTTAAAAAAAGAATATCTATCAAATTTAGATGATGTAAAAACAAATATTTCGAATATTGAAAATAAATTAAAAATTTTAGATAAGGGATTTAAAAAATTACAAATAGAAAACACAAATATTGTAAACACTAAAGCTGGAATTTACGCAGAGATCCAGCAATTAAAAAAAGAAAAACAAAAAATCATAGATAAGGGAAATACATGTCCAGTTTGTAATCGAGATTATTGTAAAGAAGATATTGAAGCCGTAACCCAAAAAATAAAAGAGTTAGAAAATGATATTGATATCGAATCAAATAAATTAAAAGATATTTTAATTAAAAAAGATAAAAACGATTTAAAAATAAATGAAGTTAATGATGGTATTTTAAAATTAAAAAATAAACATAAAGAATTAATATCAGAATCAACTAAAATCACAATAACTAATCAAAAAATTGATAATTTAAACGAAAAGAATATTGAGTATGGGGAAGATATTTTTAAAATTGAAAACGAAAAATATGATTATGATAAAAATATCATAGAATGTAATTTAAAACTTGAAACTCTTAACGAAAAACTTTTAAACATTAAAAAATATTTACAAATCCTTGATTCTTGTAAATTTATAGTATCCGAAGATGGAGTAAAAACTTATATAATTAAGAAAATACTGAACATCTTAAATGAAAGATTAAATTTTTACCTTAAAACTTTTGATGCACCATGTAAATGTGAATTTAATGAGTTTTTTGAAGAGACTATTTATAATGAACATGGAAAAGAATGTTCATATCATAATTTTAGTGGTGGGGAACGTAAACGAATTGATGTTGCAATTCTTTTCATGTTTCAAGATATATTAAGATTACATTCTGGTATATCATATTCACTTAATATATATGATGAATTATTCGATTCCGCATTAGATGATAATGGAATAGATAAAATTTTAAGTATTTTAAGATTAAAAGTTGAAAAATACCAAGAATCGGTGTATATTATATCTCATAAAACATCTACAAAAACAAATATTGATAATATTATAACTCTAGAGAAAGAAAATGGAGAAACTAAGCTATTAGTATGATGTATGTAATTGATTTTTCACAGTAAAATAATAAATTTATAAAATATGGCTTTAAAACTCAAAGAAAATAACAATAATATTGTATATCAAACAGTACCAATAAACACTGGAATGCCTCATCAACCTAATGGAATTCCTATCGGTGCTCCACAATATAGTTATGTAAATCTAAATCCAGTTAGAATCCCAGAAGCTCCACCCGTTGAAATGCCAGAAACTTCATTACCAAGAGCATTAAACTATTATGCGGATTATGGTGGATGTGGTTTCTGGAGAATGATTTGGCCCGAATTTCTAATGAATGGATTTTCAAAGGCATGTGTATCAGGATTAACGTGCATGGTATTAGATCCTAGATTCTATAAAGATATTAAAGCTATTAGAATGCAGAGACAAGCTACTCCAATTCAAAGAGATTTCATTAAAGAGCTAAAAAAAATAGGTTCCAATTTTGGATTTAGAATGATTTATGAAGTAGATGATATAGTTTTCAAAGATGATATTCCCGACTATAATAGATGCAAGGGACCATTCTGCGACCAAGCTATCACGGATAGTATAGTTGATATAATGCAGACTATGGATGAGGTTACAGTTACATGTAACTATATGAAAGAATACTATAAAGAAAAAATTGGAAATAAAAGAATAACCGTTATTCCAAATTATGCTCCAAAATTTTGGTTAGATAGATTCCATGATAGAGAAAGGATTAAAAATAACTTTGAAAAAAATAGAAAACGCCCAAGAATCCTTTATGCTGGTTCTGGAACTCATATTGACGTTTTAAACAAAACAAACGGCAAAGATGATTTTGGTCATGTTCTCGAATCGATTATAAAAGCACGGAAGAAATTTAAATTCGTATTTAAGGGATGCTATCCAATCGCATTAAAGCCATTCATCGATTCTGGTGAAATGGAATATTTAGAATGGTCGCCCCTTTTCGATCTACCTAAAGGACTGTTAGATGCTAATTGCAGTGCTGTGTATGCACCATTAGTTGATAATGTTTTTAATAAATCGAAAAGTAACATTAAAATGATAGAATCCGGCGCACTAGGTATTCCTGGAGTATTTCAGGATTTATGCACATACGAACAAGCAGATTTAAAATTCAAATCTGGAGACGATTTAATAAATCAATTAGAATATCTAACATCTGATTTTGATAGATATATGAAACATTCAGATAAATCTAGAAATTATGTTGAGGGTATGTGGCTTGAAGATCATATGGATGAATATCAAGCGGTGTATTTTTCAGAATGGGGTTCCAAACAAAGAAAAGAAATGTCTCCAAATCTTATAAAACTAAACCCAGATCAAGAAAATCCTTGATTTGGGAAGTCAATCGTGTTATATATAATAGGTAATGTACCGAAATATATATTATGATTATAAGAAAAGCGTAATTCATCTCTGGACTTGGAATGAATATGGTGAAAGAGTTAAAGTTGAAAATAGTTTCGAGCCATTTATTTATCTTGAGGATAAAAAGAAGCATGATGCTACTTCAATTTTTAATACAAAACTTAAAAAGATGTCTTTTCCTAACAATTTTAGGAGAAGATCTTTTGTAAAGGATTCGCCGAATAAAAGAATATTTTTCAATTTAAATACTGAACAGCAGTATTTAATTACAACTTTTAAAGATCTAGCTACAAAAGATGAATTTACAGCAAACCCATTGCGTGTTTATTTTTTGGATATAGAAACATATAAATCCAATGAGTTGGATGCGTTTAGTACCGCTGAAGAAGCGAAAGATATGATAAATGTAATAACGATATATGATTCGTTATTACAGAAATATTACACTTGGGGGTTAAAACCATATTCAACATTAGATGAAGATGTAACATATGTTAAATGTTCTAATGAGAAAGATTTACTTTCTACGTTTCTCAAATTCTGGAGAAAAAACACACCAGACATAGTATCTGGTTGGAATTTTCATGGTTATGATCTCCCATACATAATGAATCGACTCACTATTTTATTCGATGAGGAGAAAAATTATAAAATGTCTCCCATAGATCGAGTTGAATATAGAGAAAACGTATCAGTAAATAAATTAGGTCAGAAAAAAAATCAATGGATTCTTCATGGTGTTAGTTGTTTAGATTATATGGATGTATATAAAACATTTTCATTAGGTGAAAGAGAATCTTATAGTTTAGGATTTATCGGTGAATATGAATTGGGAGAATCTAAATTAGCATATAACACAACATCACTATCTAAATTAGCGGATCAGGATTGGACTACATTCGTAGATTATAATATTCAAGACGTAAGACTATTGGTTAAGTTGGATGATAAGTTAAAATTCATGGATTTGATAAGAAATTTATCATATAAAGGATTTATTCCATTTGAAAAATCAATGGGTAAGGTTTCTATGATTACTGGTGCGGTTGCACATCAAGCACTATTACAGAATTTAATAATTCCAACATTTACATATGAAAACATTAAACAACAATTTGAGGGTGGATATGTATTGCAACCAAAACCTAATTTATATGAGGATGTAGTTACGTATGATGCAAACAGTCTCTACCCCAATACTATTATTACGTTAAATATTTCTCCAGAAACAAAAATAGGTAAAGTTATAGAAATGAAAGAGGATAAATTCACATTAAGTTTAGTTAATGGTAATACTATATCTTTAACAAGAGAACAATTTCTAAATTTTATTAGAGATGAAAAAATATCAATAACGAAAGCAAATGTATTATATACACAAAAATTTAAAGGAGTAGTTCCAACTTTAATTGATAAAATTTACGCTCAACGCGTAGAAGCTAAAAACAAAACATTAGATGCTAGGAAAAAGATAGAAAAATGCGTTGATAAAAATGAAAAGGAAAGACTTATAACAATAGCTAATGATAACGATTCTCTTTCTAATGTATATAAAACATTAATTAACTCAATTTATGGCATTTTTTCTCAACAATACTCACCATTCTTTGATATTGACCATGCTAAAAGCGTAACGCTAACAGGACAGGCGGTTGTTAAAAAAGGATCTCAATTATTTTTTGATTATCTCACCAAAAATAAAGGTTTCGTTGGAAAATATGAAGATGTAGTAAAATATATCGATACTGATAGTGCATTCCTATCATTTAAAGATTTCTTTTTGGAGAATAATATAACGCTTAAAGATAATAATGGTAATATTACAAAAGAAGCAAGTTCATTTATCGATGATTTGGGGCAATATGTGAATTCGGAAATAAACACATGGGCTAAAAAAGATTTAAATTCTATCGATCCAAGATATCATTTTAAAAGAGAAAAGATATGTGATGTAGCTCTCTTACAGGCGAAGAAATTTTATGTTTTACATGTACTGGACAATGAAGGTATAAAGAAAAATGAATTTCTATATAAAGGAATTGAAATCGTTAAAGCCGCCATGTCGAAAGAAGTTAAAACTTTAGTTAAAACCGTTATAGAATCCGCTATTCTATCTAAGGATAGAAAGAAGGCTACAGAACTCTTTCATAAAGGTTATGATGAATATTGTAATTTACCAATAGAATCTATATCGGTTAGAAAAAATGCAAAAAGCTACAGTAAATGGGTTTCTTTATTTGATGGTGAGAAGTTCGGTAAGGGAACACCGAATCATTATCAGGGAGCATTATATTACAATAAATTATTAACAGAAGAAAACCTCAAACACCTATATCCAGAAATAGGAAACGGAACAAAAATAAAATATTTTTATTGTAATAGAAATAGATTTAATATAAAAACTATGGCATTTATTGATCAATATCCAAAAGAATTTGAAAAGTATTTAAAACTTGATTATAAGATGATGTTTGAAAAAAACGTAGTTCCTGTCGTTAGTCGAATATATTATATTATTGGTTGGCCTCTTCCGAGTATAGGATGCGAACAAGTAACGGATTTAATGGAATTATTTTCATAAAAATATATTTTGTATGTTGATTTATTGTGAATATATATTAATATATTAGTGATGAGTAACACTAATCAAAAAATAACAGTATTCTTGGACTATGTTGGTAGAACCGTTTTCGGCGAAACCCTAGATTCTGAGGATGTAAACGTATTAAAAATTAAAAACCCAGTCATTTTGCATGTACCACCATCCGACGCATCGGGTAGAATGGCCGTACAATTATTCCCTTTATTTTTCAGGGAATTCTTAGCAGATAAATCCGATGATGTTGTCTTCTCATATCAGAAAGATAAGATTATTATGTCAAATATCGAATCTATTGATTTTAGACTATTGGCTCAATATGGTCAGTTGTTTAATAAAAATAATTCAATTGTAACCGGTGAACAACAAGGATTGCCACAATCATCAGATAGTGTAATTAAATTGTTTGACGAGTAGAATAAAATAAAAAATGCAACCAAAGCCTCGAAAGTTTTTGACTTTCGAGGCTTTTTTGTTATGATCAGTATATGGCTAAGACTAAAAAAGAAAACGATGACACGCAAAACGGAACAATTGAAGACGCATTTAAGATTTTAGATGATTTAAATCCTGATGCCGCATTCCTAGATGAAAATACTCTTTCCTCAGTGGAGGAATGGATTGATACTGGGTGCATGGCTCTCAATGCAATCATTTCAGGTTCATTATATGGTGGAATCCCAATGGGTCGAATAACAGGCTTCGCGGGACCACAAGCATGCGGTAAGACATTAATGGTTAATAAAATCATGGCGCATGCACAAAAAAAAGGTATGCATGTTGTATATTTTGATACTGAAAATGCTTTAGATAGAGATACTGCAAAAAATTTAGGATGCGATCCATCTAAAATAAAACATTGTCCAACTGAAATTATAGAAGAGTGTAGAAATCAAATTGTAAAGTTTTTAAAATCAATTATTGAAAAGGGATTACAGGGAAAGGTATTACTTGCTATTGATTCATTGGGTAATCTAATCTCAGCTAGAGAATCTAAAATTATTGATGATGGAAAAGATTCAGCAGATATGGGTGCTAGAGCAGTATCATTAAAGAGTATGTTGAGAGCTATAACACACGTTGCGGCAAAAGCGAATTGTCCGATTGTATTTACTAATCATATATATGACAATCCAGGCGCTATGTATCCAACTTTAATTAAGAGTCAATCCGGTGGGTCGGGACCGCTATATATGTCATCCGTATTAGTCCAGATGTCAACGAAACAAGAACGTGTCGGTAAATCTGATAATAAAAATGCTTCAGATACAGTTACCCCATTATCAAAAGATGTGAATGGACTAACCATGAGAGCACTTACGACGAAAAATAGATTTGTTCCTCCATTTCTAGAGTGTGAAATGTATCTTAATTTTAGAAATGGTCTTTCCAAGTATTCTGGTTTATTAGAGATGGCAGAAGGATATGGAGTTCTAACTAAACAAGGTCATCGTTATGTTCTCGGAGAAGAAGTTATTGGTTTTTATAAAGATTTCAAAGATGATGAAAAGGTGTGGGATAAAATTTTACCAAAATTAGAGCATAAATTAAAAACAGAATTAAAATTTAATAACGAAACCGTTGAGAAAAAGGTTGAGAAAACGGTTGAGAAATAATATAGATGACTAAAGATCTACCTCTAGATTTCGATACTTTTGAAAAAATAATATTTTACAATTGTATCATGGATCATGATTACTTAGAAACTGTTTTAGAATATGTAAAACCTTCCTTTTTTAAAGATCAAAAGTTACGAAGACTTTTCGATATATTAAAAAAGTTTTATTTGGAGAATGATGCAGCACCAAATTTAACAGAATTAAAAGCTCACCTAATATCTGAAGAAGATAAACAAGCGTTTAAAGAAACTGTATTGTCATTCCAATCTATAGATAAAAAATACAATAAAGAAGTTTTAATTAAAAATACAGAACGTTTTCTAAAAGAAAAAACTGTTATAGATACAGTGCAAAAAACATCACTGGACGTACAATCTGGAGATATTGATAGTACTAAAATTTTAGATAATTTCGAAAAGGCGTGTAGTATATCTTTAATTGATAATATTGGATTCGACTATCTAGAATCTGCTGATGAACATTGTGAAGATCTTCAGAAAGTTTTCAGTGTAGTATCAACCGGATGGAAATGGTTAGATAATAAAATTGGTGGTGGATTCATGGCTGATGGTAGAGCATTGTATGTATTCTTTGGCGTTACAAACGTAGGAAAATCTATTTTCTTGGGTAATATTGCAACTAATATTTTAAATCAAAACAAAACAGTATTATTAATAACTTTAGAAATGCCAGAACAGGTATATGCAAAAAGAGTTTCTGCTCAATTAACACAAATACCATTCGACGGACTTGGTAATAATCTAGTTAAATTAAAAAATTCTATTAACGAATATAAGATAAAAAACAGAAAATCAAAACTTATTATTAAAGAATTTCCACCCAAGGGAGTTACTGTTCTAAATCTCAAAACTTATATAAATAAGTTAGTCAAAAAGGGTATCAAACCAGATGCTATAGTGGTTGATTATATCAACTTAATCGCACCACCAACTAATGGTTTAAACTCATACGAATCAATTAAACATATAACCGAAAGTCTTAGAGCGTTATCATATACTTTTTCATGTCCCGTAATATCAGCAACACAAGCAACAAGAAGTGCGGTCAATTCCGGAGAATTAGACTTAGATAAAACTAGTGAATCGATGGGGTTATCACACACCGTTGATGCTCAGTTTTCAATTTGGACGGAGGAGGGGGATAATGATCTCGGTATTATCCATATGGGTATTGTTAAGAATAGATTCGGTCCTAGAAAACATACAACAATTCTAGGTATTGATTATCCAACTTTAACTCTTAAGGAAATAGATGATGAAAATTCACAAATACCAGTAGATAACGTAAGAGGTAAATTACCAGATTTGACTGATGATATAGAATCTTCATTACTATCTATGAATGAAGATTCTGGTGGAAACGATATAAATCAAACATTAAATAGATTAAATTTTTTGACAGACTCATAATGATTTTTTAAATACTTATTGTAAATAGGTATGTGCATAATAAAGCGTATCATATTTTTACACATAAAGATTTAGATGGAGCGGTTAGTTTATTAACTTTTATTTGGGCCATGCCCGATGCTGTTATTTCATATGAAGAAATAACAAATTTTGAAATTTTTAAAATTAAAGAGTTTATTAACAAAACGATAAATCCACCCAATATAGTTATAATGGATCTATCTATTAGAGATGAATTTATACCAGATTTAGATAAAAAATTTATAACTATAATAGATCATCATGAAAGATCATTACCATTAGTTAATAAATTTAAAAATGCAAAAATATTACATAAAGACTTTACATCAAATTCTTTACTAGTAAGAAAATTACTTCAAGATAAATCCCCCAATTTATCGGAAAGCCAAAAAAAATTAATATTATTTGCTGATGACTATGATTGTTCAAACCTAAAACATCCAGAATCATATGACTTAAATATTTTGTTTTGGAATCAATTTAAAAATAAATTTCCAGAATTTATAAAAACATACATGAATGGTTTTTTTAAATTTACGGAAAATCAAAAAAATATTATTTTTAATGTAAAACAAAAAGTAAAAAATGATGCAGAATCAATAAAATGCTTTACGGGTAAGGTAAAAATAAATTCAGAGTATAAAACCGCTATTGCTATATCAGTTGAAAAAGCAGACGTATTAATAATCGATTATTTAATGGATAAATTTAAATCTGATTTGTTTATTTGCATCAATACAAAAACTGAAAAATTGTCAATTAGACAAAAAAAATCGAACGACCCTCTCGATTTAAAATATTTTTGCGAGAAATATTGCGAGGGTACATCAAATAAATTTTCAGGTGTCGGTAAACTGAATCCTTTATTTTTAGAATTGACTAAAAATTTTATTCCATTATGATAATAACATCATCACAACAACTAGATGAACTTTACAACCCATCTGAAGCCTTAAATTTAGAAGAATTTGAAGAACTAACACTTAAAGTAGGATCATTTATTTGCATTTCTAAAAAGAAAAAAATAAATTTTTTAAACTTATTAAAATTAATAATAGACGATAAAAAAACACAAAAAATTTATTTTTCTATTTTAGGTGAAAATAATTTACACTTAATAATAAAAGCGTATTTAAGTTCAACACCAAATTGTTATAAGAAAATATTCAGATCAAAAATGAATAAAAATGCAAGAATTAACAGAGAATCAAAAAAAGATATATAATATATACATAAAAAATTCTAGATATGGAAAACCGTATCAATATAGAAAAAACTTTGATGATATATCAGAACATATATATTTTAATCTTAAAAAATTAGATATATTTTTTTCAAAGTTTAAAAATATAAAAATAGAAGATTTTTTCTTCGCTCCAAATGCTATATATCACAATCAACCATATCCAAAATTGGAATATTTTAATTCCAGACCCGCTATAAGAGCATATTCAATATACAATAAACAAAAAGAAGAAGAGAATCCAGAAAAACAATTTGATTCTATCAAAGAAAGTTTATTTTTTATCATGAAGTTTTGTTTTGATAATAAAATACTAGTAGAAAATTATTTAAATCATAAATCGGGAGTCATCTTTACATGGATGAATCATTATAGAGAAAGAAATATAAATCCATATAGCTTAATGGAGCTTGGTGATTTATTAAGGACTATAGATGAGACTCCAAAAGATGTAGTTGATATTTTTTCTGAAGATTTATCAAATAGAATTGTAAAGATTAAAATTAGATATAATAATTCAATTAAAGCGATAGACTATGTAAAAAGAGGAACCGATAAAATAAAATATTTTATAAAAAAAGAGTTGCAATCCGTAAAATAATTGGTAATATTAAAGTCTGATATGAGTAAATATACTTCAAACCTATTCGATTCCTTAAAGGAATCACTAAGCGTAAAAACAAACACAGAGTCTTCTTTCAAGGATTTCTTGAAATGTGAACCTGATAAAACATACATCGTTAGACTTCTTCCAAACCTTGAAGATAACTCAAAGACACGATTCCACTACTGGCAACATATCTTTGATAGTTGTTCTACCGGTAAGAAGATTTCGGTTCTTTGTCCTAACACATATGGCGAAAAATGCCCAATCGATGAGTATCGTTCCAAAGTATGGGCTTCTAAAAATGAAAAGTTGATTGAACAATCTAAACCATTACGTAAAACTGAAAAATGGCTATATAACGCGTATGTTATTAGCGACCCAACTAATCCAGAAAATAACGGTAAAGTTAAAATCCTGAATTCTGGTACTCAGTTGCAAAAAATTATTCAGAGTGCGATTGATGGTGATGATTCTCAAGAATTCGGTTTCCGTATTTTTGATCTTTCAGAAAATGGATGCAATCTCAGAATCAAGGTTGAAAAGAATGAAGGCGGATATCCAACTTATGTAAGTTCTCGGTTTATGTCTCCTTCTAAAATTGAAGGATTGGATGATATGGATTCCGTTTACGAATCTGTTAAGTCATTGGATTCGTTTTTCCAGAGAAAAACATACGACGAGCTTAAGAATATCCTTGATGTCCACTTCTTCGGTAAAGATGAAGTTCAAGAGGTTAAAACAAATGCCATAGAGGAAGATGATGAAGATGAAACCGACGTACCGTTCCCAACATCAGAAAGCTCAAGTGATGAAGATAAAAAAATGCAAGATATCTTGAAAGATCTATAACCCATGAGTGACTCTAAAGAAGACGCTTTGCAAGCAGCGATGCTTGCAAAGTTCGTGGGAGGTCAACTAGGTCAAATTGATTCGATGTCATACGATAGAAATATCAGAGCGAATCGATTGGATATTAATCAGTTTATTTCTAAGGTAGTTAATAATAATCAAGCACCATCTAATAATACACCAGAAACACCATTTGGTTACGCGAAACCGCCACCAGAGGATTTAATTAGACAGATGGTGCCGGATCCAACTCCAAGGGTTTTTAATGATTCGGAAGCATCGATTTCAAAAAATATTGTTTCGGAAAAAACAGAGAAGCTTTTAGAGAGTATTGATAAAAATTTAGAACTATTAGTATCTTTTATAAAAAATGGATGAAATTAATATACCTATTCCAAAAACTGCTTTGGAAAAGTTTCTAAAACCAATAAATAGAGCTACAGATTCTTGTGTGTTGAAGTCGCACAAGAATCTATTATATACAGTATGCACATCAGATGATAAGTCAGTCATATTATATGCCACATGTGAATTACCAATAGAGATATCTAACATAAGACTTAATTTAATTAGCATTAAAAAAATGCTAACTGGTCTAGAGTGTTTAGGTGATAATGGAGAATTTTCAATAACTTTAAATACCAATCATTTAAGATGTCAAAATAAAAGCGATTCGGAACATGAAAATACGTTTTTTAAATATCATTTAGTGGATGATGGTATTATAACAGAATCTAGTGTTAATATAGATATTATAAAAAAATTAACATTTGATACAGAATTTGAAATATCAGTTCAAAAATTGAAACAGATAATGTCCGCATATTCATTCTCAACCGAAGTTTCTAAGATATATTTTTATAGTAAGAATAACATGATTTACGCTGATGTTGATGATAAAACTATGACAAATGTTGATAATATGACATTTTTAGTTACGGATACAGTATTTGGTATGGTTTTGGAAGATCCGATAGCCATAAAAATAGAAGTGTTTAAAAATTTAATATCAAGTAAATTACCAGTCAGAGTTAAGATAAATAATAGTCATAAAGTCTTCGTATTTCAGACGAAGGAACATCAAGACATTGAAATAAAATATATAGTTTCAGCACTTGTTAAATAGTATTAAAAATATAAATTATTATATGGCGATCAATAAAATTACAACTTCTAGTTATTTCATTAAAAGATTAAGAGATTGTGGATATGTAACCGATAAAGTATATTCAGATTATTCTAAATCTGATGCAAGATCATGGACGATTGTAGTAGACCCAAGAGGATCTTCTATTTTCATAACATGTTTTAATAATCATAATTTTTTTGGTGAGGAGTATTTTGTGTTATATGATGGTGCTCAATATATACCAGAAAACTTTAAATTAAAAACAAGTTCTATTGAAGTTATAGTTGAATATTTAGTGAAATTTAACATTAATAATAAATCATGTACATATAACTCTAAAAAATAATGGAACCAAAAAAAAGAAAATCAAAAACTAAAAATAAAACGAACGTTACTTCTTTATCATCTGATATGGAAAAAACTGATACATTTTCATTTTCTTTTGAAGAAACCCAAGAAAAAATTTTTAACGAAATTAATAATCAAGAACTACAAAAAAGTTTAACAGAATGGGATAAAAAATTTAAACAAAAACAGAAAATAGGAAGAAGGGATCTTTCGATATTAAAGGAACATATTGGAGAATATATGAATACTTTTTTATTATTTGGTTATAATATAGATGATGATAGAGTTATACTTCAACAATTTGAAAATCCACGAGATAGAGATGCTATAATGGAATTTTTAAAAACCATTTTTATAAGACAACAAACGGAGAATTTTTTAGACTAATATGAATTTTGAAGAAATATGTAAACAAAAAATTATAAACTCATCTTTATTTAAAAGTAATAGTGCAAGTCTTTATGATCCAAATTTTGATTATAATGGATTTTTATGCGACGTAGTTAAACTTATTAATATACCAGGATTAGATCCTGTATTGAATAAAGATGATCGAGAACCGTTTTATACTCAATCACAAGATTTTTCTTTATTATCAAATGTTGGAGATCCGAGAATGCCTATGGGTCTTTTTTTATCAGCTGCATACGTAAATTTCATTCCTATCAATCTTGTTCGAATTGAATCACAATCTTTTATATCAACTCAAATTATAGATGGAGTTATTTGCGATAAAGATGGTAAACCAGTAAAAGCACAAATATCTAATTCATATGCTAAAAAATCGTCAACGGAAAAGGAGACATTTGTTAGAGGATTATTAGATGATCCTGATTTTAAAGCGGTATATCCACAATATGATTTTTACAATTCAATATGTTTAGATAATCCCGAACCATTGACGATAGCACAATTAGAGCAACCAATACATGAGTTAACCGCAATTGCCGAATTACGAGCACATAGTAAAGATTATAATGACTTATTTTCATATTCTTATGCAATAGATTTACCAACATGTCCATTAAATTTCGATAATATGGTAGATACAAAAATAGTTGCTGAAGATTATAGAATATATGGAAAAAAATTAATGGAATTTGGTAAGACGCAGCAAGCTAATTATTTTGTTGCGTTTATTAAAAAATTTTTTAGTACTTGGACTATTACATTACATGAAAAAATAATGCCTCCTATGTTTCATATAGAACTTCTATCGGAAGATAGAAGAAAAACTATTTATTTGAAATATTGGAATGATGATATATTAAGAGTTTCAAAAATTCTCGACATACAAAAGATAACCAAAGATATAGATTCCGATATATCAAAATCAGTTTTTACATCAGAATTAGCAAGAGCTATCGTTGATCCTATTGCCGATTATCGAAAAATAATGAAAAGTGCTAAATATCAATCTTTATTCTATAGATATGTATTGAGATATTATAGATATAATACACCAACCGTTATTGTTAATGCTTCATCTCAAGGTGGAGAAACAATTCTTAATTTAGAAGATTTATTAAAAAGAATTAATTCATTAGAATCAAAAATTATTAAAAAATAAAGTTAACAATCTAAAATATTTAGATCTGGTGTTGGTATAATACCTCCATCTTTAGTATATTGAATATTTGCGTTAACAAAATCACCGGTGAATGCATCACCCCGTATACCATAAGCCTCATTTCTTCTTATTTTTGCTGAATTGATTCTAGCTAAATTTCCAAATGGAGATCCACCACCACCACACGGACCCAAGTCACCAAATGATGGATAATTTCCATATGTATTTCCCATACCGGTTGCTTTAGCAGGAGTAGGAATTACAGAAGGCTCATCTCTGGATGCTGTTGCCGCCCTAGAAGTATCATAACCCAACATTCTCGGTACAATGTATGAATGAGCATGAGGATCACCTGGCGATCCGTGGTTATGGGTATAGTTATACACGGGTATCATTGTTGGTGTTACAAAACCTTTTATTTCACCACCTAAACTACATTTGCCATATACGGTAATAGGCGCAAATATAGTATAATCATATATCATTGCAAATCCACTTGGCAGCCCCGTATTATCTATAACAGTGCTAATTCTAGCTGTAGAATATATCTCTTCAAAGAAAACTTTTATCGCGTCTGGTGTTGCTATATATTCGGTTATAGCTAATATAGCATCACGCAAAACTTTCCATGCTTTATCGAATAAATCAGATGTAGTAGCATCAGGTTTAACTGGGTTATTCCAATTAGCACTAGAATGAACATTATGAGCAGTACTAGACACTGTTGTTTGTATATTTTCTATCGGTGTTATTATATGATTGCATTGTATACCACCATCCATAACTATTGATCCCTTTACAGCTAAATCAGCTTTTACACTTAATTTACCGCCAACAAAAACTCGATCCGAATCTAGAATAATAGCATCACCATCGGATTGCCTTGCCGTTAATACAACATTGGATCCACTAACAATTGTTTTATTTTTAGATGTTAAAAGCAATTCTCCTTCTGATGCGTTAACAACTACAGTTGCCCCCATAGCTTCTATTTTACCTGTTGTTTTCGAACTAATACCACCAGAACCAACCGTTAAGCTATATTTTTGACCAACTTCTAGATCATAAGATCCGGCTAATAATGTTGGATCTTGATATGATGTTCTTTTACAAGAACCTCTTGATGATGGTATCAAACAATAATCCGGAGTGGCCTTCACTAACTCGGTTATAACAGGCTCCGGTTGGAGATATGATATAACCTTAGATGTATTTGTCACTAAACCAACTTTAAGTTTAACATCAGATGATATGACATCCACACCACTTTCATTTGGTATTTTTTTCTGGAGTTCAGCAATTTGTTTCTTATTTTTTTGGTATTCTTCAGCAGCAACCTTATTACCTTCTTGGATGGCTTTTAAAGGAGAAGAAATCATACCCTTTTCACATCCACTACTACCACAAGAACCATCTGATGTTAATGCGCCAATAAAAATACTATCTAAAAAAAATGCTAAAACCGTTCTTAAAACTGCTTGTATCTTACCCATCAGATTTCCAAATGGCATGTTGGGTAGAATATTAAAAAATTTTGCAGCATACTTAAAAAAAGTATCAACCATGAAACTTGCTCTATCAACGTCAACTTTATTAGCACATATTGGACATCTTTGTTTTTCTGAATTTTTAGAATTTTTTTCAATAGCCTCAATACATTTATTATCTATTTCAGTTGTAATATTTTGTAGATCTTGGCTATCTTTAATAGCCTGTGCGGTATGAGTTCCTCTTTGTATATTATAACTACCCTCTACATATACATTTAAATCTCCCTTATAAACATATTGCGCATCATTACCTACAAATTGATGATAATCTCTAACAGAATAATCAACCATATTTGAGCTAGATTTTCTTATAACTTTACCACCACGTAAACTTAAAAAAGAACTATGTTTATCCTGTAAATGAACAAATGACAAATCGTTTGCAATAGCGGATCCATATTCATCTTTTCGCATGTCGGTTTTAAAAATAAGTTTACCCGCCTCATTACCTAGTTTGCTGTCTTCATATGATTTTAAATTATCACATACGGGTTCTCGTATATTACCCATTACTACATTTTTAGTTGCCATATTATTATTTATTTAATATATAGTATAATACAAATTATCCATTTGATGGTTCTCTAAAACAACCTATTACTATTGGTTGTAAATGATTTCCATCTAAAAACATAACATAAGCTTTAGATCCGATATGTGGCACACTGGATATACCCATAGATGTTCCTCTATTTGAAACCTCAACTACTCCATCCATCATATTACCATTTAAATCCGAACATGGTTTTAAAACTTTAATGCCAGATGATACTATATTATCCGATACTCCGGCCGTTGATGCTATTTGATTTATATCACCCGTAGGTTTTAATTCGCCATCAATACCCTTTAAAGCAGCGATAACACTTCCATTATATTTTGTTTTAATTTTTTCTTCTAACATCGCAGCATTTTTGTAATTTTCTTTTTCTTTATTTAAAGCCTTATAAAAATTACTTAACAATTGATCTGCGGTTGCAAAGTCTTTAGATTTAATAGCAGCCGATATCCGATTACCATCTTTTGGTCTAGCTTTTAAATAAGATCTTAATGCTAAAGCACTACCCGTGATTTGATCATAATAACTACCAGAATTAACAAAACCAAAGTCTTTCACGTTTTCACCATTATTTTGAGCGAATCCAATATCGACTCCCTGAAGGTTAACACTTCCGTCTACATTTTTCGCATTTTTACCCGAATATTTAACTGCTTTATCATAATTTGATATTTCGTTATAAACATAGTTTGCCGATGCCGTTCCCGCTCCAGTTTCATTAGCCGCAATTCTCATCATATACAATATTTCTTCATCACTCAATCCATATGGATTTGGATTATTAATATCTACTTTTTGGTTATTTATTTTTACGGTAGTTACCTCCGCATCTTTATTATTTAATCCATTTCCTTCAACAAATGTAACTACTGTCGGTAAAACATTATCACCACTACTAGTACCAGCTGTTGTCATATAAGTAGGAGTTGGAGTTGCCTCACCAGTTCCTGCATTTACAGGCGCTCCCGTACCACCACCAAAAAATGGCATTGATACTTCAGCCCAAGGTAAAACATCAATCAATCTTTGAGTTATTTCTGGCGTAAAAACTGACGAATCTAATGTTCTAAATTTTATATTTTCATTATTATCATTCCATCCCGTATATAAATTATTTGTTATATGAGGTATGAAAACTTGTACTCTACCTTTTTTTCTTGGGTCTTTATTGTTTACCACTAGCCCTATATAAATATTACTTAGCATATATTATGTGGCTGGTAATTTTTGTTGATTTGGATTTGGGGTATCAGTTAATCCGTCATCTTTATCTTTGAAAGGATTTAGTGAATTGAAAAAATCACCAACTTTACCTAAGTCTTTTGGTAGATCAGTTTTAAGACCACTTACTTCCATTGATATAGTTTTAAAGTTTTGTTTAAGATTAGCAACGATATCATATGGATCTTTTGGATTTCCCAATGCATCTACTGTACCACCATTATAGTAATTGGAATCCATTAAATCGCCCACGTCTTCAATATCCGGTAATGTAGAACCATCAGCACTATATCTTTCCCATATAGCTTTTGCCTTACTCATAACAATAGATAATGATGTTCCGTTTGCTGAATATCTATTACCATATTTTTCCATCATAGCCCCGACGATATCTCCCTGTAGTGCGGTGTTTATATATGAAAGTCCGTGATTTGTTAATTGATCTGATATAAATTCTTCGGGATTTTTACCTATAGCTTTAAACGATTTGTAATATGTAGAAACTTCTGGTGGTAGATAATCAAATGCGGCATCAAAAGGATCTTGTACAAAATCAGATATAGTATTAACATATGTCTGTATTGTATTTAGATAATTCAGCCATGTACCGGATGCATTAAATAACGAACAAAAGAAATTTATATCGTCTAACATAACTTGAATAGTATCTAATATTAAACATACAAAATCTAATGGAATTATTTTATTAATTTGATTAAAAAGAAATCGTTTAATTTTTTCGATTTCATTATTTATAATAGCATAAGCTTTTCGTATATATTCGTTCATCTTTTTATAGAAATCATTAAGCATTGTATTAATCATTACAGTTACACCATTTATTATATTTATAACTCTTCGTATGGAACCAAAAGCACCAGAAGGCATAGATAAATAAGCGCGCGTTCTTATTTTATTACAAAGACTTTCAATGTTATTCACTGAACCCGGCAATATTTTTTCCATAGCGTTAGTAACCAAGCTAGGTGTAAATCTATTGGGTCCTGACATTGCATTATTTTCTCTTCTATCGCCATTAGCTTCTATATTTCCCAATTGTCCAATACCATCAAAACATCCTTTCGCATATGCGGGTGTTTTCTTTAAAATTTCAGAAAGTTGTGGTATTTTTATCATCCGCTGAAAATCTTTTATAAAGTTATCATCAATTACATACTTCGCATGATCTTTACCTATTTGTGCTGACATTTCAGTATTATCAAACCCCTCAACTAATAATTTAAGTAATAAAAAATATTTATTTATATTTAAATCCGAAAACTGATGTTTTATTCGAGCTAATTCACCACCAAATAAAAAATAAGGTAAAAGATTTAAATTTGTTTGTATTTCTAATTCCTGTATGATAGTTTTAAGTTCTTCTAGATCTTTTATAGTTTGTGGTGTTTTTGATGTTGGTGGTAATACTCTATTTGACGGAACTCCAGGTAATTTTGTAGGTTTAGTTGCGTCTTGAGGTACTGTTGATGGTGTATCATCTAATGGCCGATTAACATCGGGTATATTAATAATCTTTGCGCTAGAGTTTATCTGAGACTGAATAGATGGATTTGATATTGATGGAGGTGGTGGAATAGTAACAGGAGCGAACAATACGTTGTTATCAGCGATCGGGGGCATTCCTGTTGGCAATTCTCCAGCTAAATCGTCAGCAATTCTATTTAATGTGAAATCTGTTGCCATAGGTTATATAAAAACTTATCAAAATATCACGAATTTTCATTATCATATTGAAATAATCATATTATATAGTAAAATAGTTCTTCAGATGAATTATCCAATAATAGGAATTTCTGGAGCCGCCAGATCAGGAAAAGATACTCTATGCCAAGCATTAATTAGATTTTTTAAAACCAAAAATATTATAGCAGAAAGAAGATCATTAGCGGGAGATACTATAAAAAAAGATTTAAAAAAACTAATTAAAACAAAAGTTAATATAGATACGTTTACTGATGATTCATATAAAAAAAATATCATACGACCACTATTAGTTGAATATGGTAAATTGATGAGAAATCAATCTAAAGGTAGATATTTTATAGAAAAATTTAAAAATGATCATAATAAAATTTTAATAATTCCAGATGTAAGATATGCGGAATATGATGAAGATGAATTACATTGGATTAAAAATGAAGAAAATGGGTTTTTAATTTTCATAACACATAAATACGTTCCGGATGCAAACGAAACTGAAAAAGTTAACAATAAAGTTATAAAAAAACAATCAGATTTTAACCTAAAATGGTCAACTTTAAATGAAAAAAATCCAATAGATTTACAAGAAATAAATAAAACAGCGAAACAAATAGGAAATATGTATTTGAATAATTTACCATTTACCAACCGGACAGCTTGATGCTTTAAGATATGTTTTTACCGCCATATTACAACCACACCTTGAACATTTTTGAGAATCTTTTATAAAAAAATCACACGAATTACAAATAGATTTTCTTTTATCTATTTCAGAATTTTCGGCATTTATTGGATTTCCGCGAGCAACACTGGTTATATTTTTTATAATATCAGAACCTAAATTTTTAGACATTTGAAATGCGGATGGTAATCTCTTATTAGAAGATTCTAAATTTCTAATTTTATTTTCCTGTATCATTTTCTTAAGATGGTTACTATTCATAATAATATTTATTTACATCTTTTTATCTTCAACGTCCCAAATCTTAGAAAAAGTATCAATTTTATTTGCTACTACTTCAGTTACATAATCATTGTTAGTAAAAAGATGAGTTACTGAACTAATCAACCACTGACCTAAAAATCTATTATTAAACGGATTCATATCTCCGGATATAATACTATCAACGAATATAAATTTCCCAGGAGTTCTTAAAGTAAGACCTTTTTGTTGAAAAGATAAAGTTTGATTTAAAAATAAAAAATCTCTCATCATTTGTACCGATGGTAATATTTCATTTACATATGGATCCGCTAAAAATTTATTATCTATCATCAATCCTTTTAGTTTTGTCTGATTTAAATTTGTTAATAGATGGGGTTCATAATCTTTTGATTTTGAAAATGTAAATAAACGAGTTTCCGATATATCTTTTATTTTTTTCATAACATCTTTAACCGAATTTTTTTCATATATTATATTAAATTGTCCATTAGCAGCATCAAAATAATGTAATGGTGAATTTACTATTTTCATATCATCAATAGGAGCCATTGGTGAAAATTTATATTTTGTTATTCTTGAATATGCGGAATTATAATTATTACCAGTTCGTTCGTCTTTTTGATCATCTAAAAATGCATGAGGTATGTGTGGGGGTGGTTCATGTACTGTATTATCATCTAATATCAATCTTTCAATTTGATTTTTTGAATTTTTAAAAATATCAGCTAATGATAATAATTCAAATCTTTTATCTAAAGTATTTCTTCCAAATTCTAAAAATACAGGATCATCATTATCACCCACACATCTAGATAATAAAAAATTCATACTATCTATAACATTATGAAAAGCGGGAGACGTGAAAAATATATCAGTTGCATTTTCAGATCCAGTATTCCATCCACCAATCAGACCCATATCAATATTTGGTTTATCAATAGAAGAATTTTCATCAAAACCAACTTTTATATTTGACCCATCAATATTTTTTGATGCATATCTGATTAATTCGGCTAATGCTATATTTGGGTTTAAATTGCGTAAAGTGTCATCTTTTTGAAACATTTCTCTCGTAACTTCAGAACCATCCATATTTAAAACTGCGGTAGCAGTTGACCATTCTATATGTTTCTCTAAAAATAATTGATATCTTTCATCTATAAAATAATACCGTTTTAATTTATTTTGAATATTTTCGGATGGCAGATCTTCAATATCATATACAATTAAATCATAAGACATTTCCCATTTTTGTTTATCTTCATATTCATTTCCATCTACATCCAATGGAATTATTCGTATGCTTATTTTATTTCTACCATCGGTTCTATCAATAAAAATATGTTTTTGTTCTTTGTTATTTTGAAAAAAGGAATTTTTTGGTTTAAAGTCTCTCTGTGTTATTTCGAAATTATTATTTAATACTATATTTCCAGTAACCCACCAATTTATTAAACTTTCGTTTATGGTTAATGAATCAACCATAAAAAATGGTATCGCTTTTGGTTCATCTATTGAATTATAAAAATATATTTCTATTACATATTGTTCGGTTTTTATTTGATGAACGAACCCTTTATTTATTTGTTTTAAAGCCATATTAAGAACAATTTTCGGTATTAGGATCCATTAACCTATTAACATGTAATTGATTAAATGAAAATGTAGCATTACATACTATTTCATTACCTTCTCTATTTGAAAAATTCAATTCGCCTAAAGAAGTGGGGAATACATTAGTATAATCAAATGATATTATTTTATTATTATACTCGTCCATAGCGAATATAGAAAACCTCGACGTAAAATCCGTCATCGGCGAACCCAACTCCGGAGTTTGATTCTTTAAAACTGGTATATTAATAGCTTGATTAATATCACTACCCCCCATCTTATAATCATTAAATAAATTTATCCAATTCCAAATTAACCAATAATTATAATAAGAATTATCGACTAAAAATTTTACATTAAGTGGTGTATATGCGGGTCTATGAAAAGATGATGTTCTATATACTTGTCCAGAATATGGAATTTCAATATCCGGTACTTTTATATCAGGAACCGGAGATCCAAAAATCGTAACTTGCAATGGATCTGCTGTTATTTTTTTATGATTATCACAATCCTCTTTATCCTTCAAAGCTTTTGGTATATCTATTATTAAAAGATATTTGTCATTTCTAGATCTATTAAGTGATGATTGATACATATATATTAGAATACAATTGGAAAAAATGTTTCATTTATATTTACCGTTTCTTCATCTTTCCGTTCTTCTTTTTTTGGTGTTTGTTTTTGACCCCACCCAGAAAGCCATACCATCAAATCTTCTTGATCTTCCGTATTTGTATTTACTGTTTCCGCATCGAATTTTCCAACATGAGAATATGTAGGTCTATGGGTTGCTGTAGTTCTTTTAAATTGAGAAGTTTTACCTTCAAATAATGGACTCTTTTTAATTAACTCTGAATTATTATTTAATGGTGTAATTTTTAATGGGCGACCCTGATCATCAATATCACCGATAGCATAATATTTTTCAGCTACAGATGGATCTAATATGAATAATGCCCATATCATAGACATAACTCTATCATCTTTATCGGTATCTTTTCTTTTACTAAATGTAAAATTAGGAAGTTTAACAAAAGTTTCTAATTCTAATAAAGTATCTAAATCATTATATTTTACGGCATTTAAACTGTTAGACCAATATCTAAAGTTAACGACTCCTTTATATTTTGTATTTGTATGATTATATATACCTAATCTATTTTCTTTATTATAAAATTTACTTCCTTGAATATCATAAGAAACTATAGTTTCATAGTTATGAGTGTGATGTAATACATCGAGTACCTGTTGACCATTGTTATTGTTTTCAACTAATACTGGAGGTCTACCCCAGTCTTCTAAAATACCCATTAGACGAGTCCCGAAATGATATGGGCTTATCGTATTAGATGCAAATACAGCCACTTGTTCTATTTTAGTTAAATCTGCTATATTTAATATTTGTGCTACCGTATTACTTCTACCTATACCCTCGCCAACATCAACACCAACTACATATACTCCATCAGGAGACGGTGTATTATATATTTTATACGCCCCATCTTCCATAACATATATGGGTTCCTTGCATTGGGCTTGTAAAGATTTTAAAAGATCAGCATCAATCGCAGTTTTGCCCGGCGCATGGAATCTATTACAATATTCTTGCTCGAAATCATCTATATTATTATTAAGAAGACTTAAAGTTTCTCTTTTCCATTCTTCATCTCTACCTGGAACATCATCCCAGTTAACAGTTTCTAAATGCCAAGAACTTTTTTCTTTTTGTGATTCTTTATATAATTCGTAAAATTTATTATCAGTTCCGTTAGGAGTAGATATAACAACAATTTGAGATTTCTTAGAAGACGAAATAATCGGAATAGCACTCTTCCAAAGTTCTTGCATAACCTCATTTGGACAGTGGGCCATTTCATCAATGATCAAAAGATTTGATGTGCTACCTCTCGGACCGGATGAAGAAGATGTACTAACCTTTATTTCAGAATCGTTTCCTAATTGAAATCCATCCTTTCTCCAAGACTTTACACTTGGCTTCATCCAAACGGGAAGTTCTTCAAACGACATTCTTATTCTAGAAAAGATTTCTTTTGCTGTCGATTCTTTATTAGCAACAATAGTAATTCTCTTATCCGCCTGAAAACAAACAATCCATAACGCATAAATAGTTATCGTTGTAGTGTTATGTGATAGAATACCATTACTATAAAAAGTATGATTACTACTATCTACTGTTACATCATACATATTTACTGGTAAAGAATCTGTTTTGAATACATGTTTTACTTTTTCTATACCATTAATTGTTTTTATCTTATCGCCAATTGTTAAATCTTGAACATATACAGACTTTCCAAATTCATCTATAACGATATGTTCGTCCGCACAATCAATAAATAATCCACTTTCGGTTTCTAAATGCCATATATCAAATGGAATCGTTTTATGTACATGAGTTATATCCTTCCAACCATCATCTGTCATTATCTCATAATCAGAAATATCATAAGACTTTATTATTTTTTCTTTTTTATTCATTTTTTAAGAAATCCAAACACGTTTGAATTGTTTTTAATTAAATTTATTATAAAACTCTCCTATTGTAATTTCTTCTATTTCACCTGTTATTTTGTTTTTTATTTTTATTAAAGTGTTAAATGTAAGGCACTTACCCGATTGGCGAGAACTCAAAATAATATTAAAACGGTTATCTCTAAACGCTCTTAATAATTTTTTTTGATATTTATATAATTCTATTTTCTTTTTTCCATCATCTATAGTATTAATAAAAAAATAATTTTCAGAAAATTGTAAAATATTTTTTGCACATTTTTCAAATTCATCAATCATTTCGGGGGTCCACTTAATTTGAGTATTACCCTTTAATAAATTTTCATTTCCTTTATAAAATGAAGCATCAACTACGACATCTTTAGTATCGAGATGTGATAAATCAATTTTTTCAATTTCCTCTTTTTTCTTACGTCCCATGTTATAAATATTTATAATACCTAATGAAAAAAACAAATAAATATCAAGAATTTACAAAAATGGGTAATGGAGATTTGCAATATAATTATATAACTAAATGGCCCATTTATAAATTGGATATTTTAAATAAAAAAGGATTATGGAATACTTTACAAACAATTTGTGAAAGTATAAAAAATGATGATAAATTTGATATGTTAACAGAACATCAAATAGAAAAATTCTTTTTTAAAAGACCGGAAATAGATTTTGAAATAAATTTTTTTTTAAATACAATGGATAAATGTTTTGTTTTTAAATATAAAAATAAAATATATTGTTATACGTTTGGTGAAATTAAACGAAAAAATGGTAGAAAAATATTTGTAAGATTTTATTTTGATTATAATAAATTATTTTCTGAACTGTAAATTATTTTTTAAGTTGACTATTCAATTCTTGAATTATATACCAAATATAATCCGGTTTTAATAATTTTAACTTACTTCCCACTTGTGGTGATTTTGTTGCATCTTCAATATTATTATATTCACAAACCATCCACCACAAATCCATAGTATTATAATATTTGTAAGATATATAAAGCCAAGTATCTTTCGGTTTTACTATATATTCTTCTTCTACTGAAGTATCATCAGCTGGAATTATATTTATATTCCGTAATAAATTATAAAATTTAAATTTATCTTCATCTTCATATAAAGTGAAAAATCTTTCATATCTATATATAGACATATTCTTTGAATTTGGATTTTCTACTTGAGTATTCATATCGTGATAGCAGGCATTATACCTCCAGGTGCCGGACCTTGAATCGATTGAGATTTTTGTGGTATTTCTGAAAATGTATCATTAGGAGTTGATGGGTTAGTGATGATAATAGCGCGCGATGGAGTAGTATTTGATTGGTTAGATGAATTATTATTACTATTATTTGAATTATCATAATCCGAAGTAGAAACAACGTTAACTTTTTTACCACCCAAGGCACCTAAAAATATATTAGCACTTTGAGGTAACAACTCAGTAAACGTAATTGATATCCGATATGCTTCTGGTATTAATGCGGTTGATATACCATATTTTTTTAATTCACTCATTCTTCTTGTGGTTCCGATACTATCCACTTTAAAATCGGAAACATATGAGACGGGCATGTAAATACCACCCAATGCTTTTGCATCTACTGCATATATTTTAGGTGGTAAATATGTCATCATTGACGTTCTATTTTTTAAATTCTGATATGAAAATAAATTTATAAAACTTAAATTTGAATATATATCTTCAATATCACCAGTATTATAAAGAGGAAAAGATATAGGTAAAGATTGTCTTGCCGTATTATTGAATTTGAATAATTCTTCCATACCCCAACCTGGAGAAAAAGATCCCGCCGCAAAATTAATACCAGCGCCGACTAAATTTGCAACAAATTGGGCAGCAAATGGGTTTTTTTCATCGGGTTTACTAGTTCCTGACATACCATTAACCATTTCCGTAATACCAGAGCCAACTTGACTCCATTGATTACTTATAGTTTTTATATTGCTACCATCACCCAATAAATATGGGAAAACATAATTAAATCCTGTAGGTTCTGATTGATATAATTTAGAATATATATCCAGACCCTCATTGGTTAAAACGTTTTTACCTTGTTCAATTAAACTCAATATTGAATTTGTAAAAACTCCATATGATAATGATCTTTCTTCAGCATATATAGCCGGAACTTCACCAGCCGAACCCCAATTCTTCCATTTAAATTTATTTAATATGTCAATTATACCGGAACCCCCACCTGGTTCTAATATAGAATAAGAATTTGATATGTTAATTTTACCAAATTTAGTAGATTTAGATGAAGCTTTAGCAAATTTATTAGATGAGAATGCCATATTATACAGATTTTAAATTTAATGATGCGCTATAATAATTCATTCTATGCAACCAATTACTATCTCGAACGGCTGACATGAGATATTCTTTATTATTATTAGAGTTATTAGAAGTTGTTGAATTATTAATGACTACTGGAGATGTAGATGCGGAAGATGTTTTTTGAACTTTAATTAAGTCTGATAATTTACTATCAACACTTTTCATTATATTGGAAAGATCTTTTAATCCTTTATCTATAAATCCATTTGGCTTGGCACTTACTGTTACATCATCTTTATGGGTTGTTTTTATTCGATTACCATTAATGATTTTAACCTTTCCTCTCTCTTCATTATCATCAACATCTTCTTCTTCCCATTGTAATTGACCTCCTCTTGGATTTAGTTTACCATCTTTATCATATTTAGGTATAATGCTTGGTGTTGGTTCATATGTTTTTTTATCCATTTCCTCACCCATACGTTTATATTTTTCCAATTCATCATTTTGACGTTTGGTGTTTCTTTCGAGTTGTTTTTCTTTTTCTAATCGACTATACTCTTTAAGATCGATTAGTCGTTCGACTAATGCATCGACTTCTGCTTGGGCCTGTTCTCTATCAGAATCAATTACGCCCCCAGTATCTATTTCTTTTTGTTTCTTTTTTGCTAAACGTTCCGTTTCATATATTTTAGATTCTAAATCTTCTGGAGATTCTATTGCTGTAAGTTCATCTAATGGAGAATCTATTCCAAAAAAAGGAGCAACAATAGATTTTAACCAATCGGGCATACCCGACAAAATTTTCTTTCCTAATGCTACATATAAATTACCAAATTTTATTTTTTTATTTCCTAACGCATCAGTAGATACTGCCGCCTCATAAAATGGTAAAAATATAGCGGGAAATATAGAAAAAGGACTATCTTCCATCATTTTTAATCCAGAGATAACATCACCCGCATTGCCATCAGAAGCCATCGCCATACCAAATTTCATATAACCCTCCGAACCGCGAATTAAAGCACCAATAAAAGGTATTCTTTTAATTAGATTGTAAGTTCCGGTAGCAATACCACCCAAGAAATCTATTTTACTCTGTTGTTTTTCCTCTGGTGTTTTACCCGTAGCATTATAATCTAAAATGCTATTCAATACAGCAGCACCTAATGATATGGGTAGAGCAAGAGGCGCTAATGGAGTAAAATATAACAAGTCCCCCAAGCCACTCACAACATCAATTAAAGCACCAATATAATCACCTTTTTCATATCGATCCAAAGCAAAATAAAAACTAAGTAAGGTACCAACTATTGGTACTCCTCTAAGGGCTACAGATCCCATTCCTCGAAATAAACCACCCGCGATTTTAGGTAAAAGTGATTTAAATCCACCTTCTGCACCCGAAACAGCGGCCTTAGCACCCAACCCACCTTCAAAAAAAGACCCCAAAGTGTATTTTAAAACACTACCTATCATTCCACTCGTGGCTCGAACAATTTTAGGTACTAATAATGTCATATCCGAAGCCACCGAAGAAGCCAACCCCGGTCCCGATTTAGTGAATATATTTAATGTAAATTCTAATAAATTACCAAGACTTTTAAATAATACTCCGCCAACATTTAAACCACCCATAGTAAAAAACTTACCAACTGATTCTCCTATACCTTTATATTTATCCAAGAAATCAAAAGCTCCTTTTTTTTCAAAAAAATCTTCTAACCAAGGTTTAACATGATCTTCCCAATTCGCAGCAAGTAAAGAAATTCCAATTCCAGTCGCAAGCAACGCACCAGCAACACCCAATAAATTCATTATAAAACTACCATCTTCACCCTTTCTTCTGTCAATTAAAACATTATTATTATTATTATAATTTTCTAATAATTCATTAGTTTTATCTGATTTGTCTATCACTTTATTTACATAAGTATCAAATAGATCATCTATATAAGCAGAAGTTTTTGGAGAGAATTCAACGGTAGTTATATCTTCACCTAAAGTACGTTGTTCACCAATACTATTATCAGTTGGTGCTGGTGGTTCTACTTGCGGCGAACGTGCTTGTGGTGTTGTGGGTTTATCATTAGGATTATCTGTTTTACTTGATTCTAAATCATCTAAATCTTTATTTGCCTTTTTTAAAGTTTTTTTAAGTTTAGATTTATATTCTTGTAAATCTTTTTTTATTTCATCTATATTTCTAACCGATTTCGAAAGCCCCAGAGGATCAAATATATTATCTATATCTTTTGTCGTTATAGAACTTAATTGTTTTTCAAATTTATCTAAAAATTTAGTTTTAAAAGATTTACGTAAATCATTAAGATGTGTTTGATCATTTTCAAAAAATATTTGGTTGATAAATGTTTTAGCATCTACCGTACCATTAAATTCTAATTTTGATAAAACCTCTAAAATATCAGACATATATTATATACTTATATATGCTGTTCTTTTTTGACTGTTAATTCAAAAATAATAAACTATCAATCGCAATCACCTTTGAATGTTCTTCAAAATCAACTTTTAAAATATCATCAGAAATGTTTTTCCACTTTGATATTGTTTCTAGAATTTTTTGCATTATATTACTTGGAAATCTTTCCACTATTTGAATTTTTTGTTTAGCGGATAAATTATCAAATAATATTTCTTGTTCAGAAACCCATAATTTATTTATATATTTTGTAGTTTCCGATATAAACGCTTCTGTAATAATATCTTGAACATCAGTTTGTGTTTTAACCTGATCCGCTTTTTTATTACTTTTAGAAAACTCTTTATCAAATTCCAATTCAGTTTTAATAGTTGGATATTTTAATAAAATTTTCAAACTATTTTTTTCATTATTAACTTCCACGGTATAGTTTTCGGGAGTTTCACACCTTTTAAATTTTTCAATAATATCATTTAATTTAAAATTACTGGATATTTTATTTTTTGAATCAAATACGACAGTAATATTGTCTGATATTTGCTTTCGTAATGAAATAGCGATACATGCCTTATCGATTAAAGATAGTGATTCTAAAAAATCTGATGTTATATCAGCTTCTACAACATTATCTTTTAATATTTCATTGAATGAGTTTGTAAACCCATTATTATAAATTGAATTATCAATCGCAACGCCTAATAATATTTTTTGTTGTTTGGCATCCATTTCTCTAAATTTAATTGTTTTTTTAATGGATGGAATCCAAATATCAACTGTGAATTCTTTAGCCACAGAATTTATTAAATTTAATGCCTCATTAAAATCGATTATATCAGTATTCATAATTTATATTATTTATCAGTAAACTCATTAAACTCAAATGCTAAATCTTCTAATGTTTTATTATTACCAACTCCAGAATCTTCAGGTGAATCTGATGATGATTTATTATTTTCATTTATAATTGAAAAATATATTTTTCTTTCGTTGGGTGACATATCTAAAATATATTTAGAATCTAATCCATTTGACGATAATAAAAATATTTCTTTATATATTGATCTCATATCAAATGAAAAAAATAACTTTACAAACATTATAAAATTCAAATTAAAAAAATTAAATTTATAATTCTTTAAAAAATCTATATCTAATAATTCCTCATCTATTAATAAATTACAAATTTCTAAAATTTTATTTTGTATTTTATTTTTAAAATTAACGGTAAACTTATTAATTATTTCTCTTTTTTGTATTGAATCAAAATTATTAAAATATATTGTTGTATTGTTTATTTCTAAATGTGAAATAAACTCATACATTATATCATCTAAAAAATCATAATTTACGTTTTCAGTTTTCAATATTTTTAAAAACGGTTCAATACAATTAATAGAGGGCCATTTTAATAAAACATTTATATCTTTTTCTTGTATTAAATTATTTTCACCATTTAGTATATTTTCATTAAAGTCTAATATTTTTTTAATAAAATGATTTAAATTTAAAATTATTTTCTTTTTTGCAAATTCATCATTTTCATTAGACACTACAAATTCTATAATGTTACCATTACTGATACATCTTAATTTTGTCATGAATAAAACATATTCAAGTATATCTATTTTTTTAAAATCTTGATAGTTATCGACACAATCGGATATAATATCTAGAGTTGAAATATAAAAATCATATAATTCTGATGGTGAATTTTGCAGAGAAAGATTTAATTTACATATAAAAATTTGTTGCGATGTAGTTAATTCTTTAAATTTTAAAATCACCTTTGAATAAGGTAATTCTAATATATGATCAAAATATATCATTTAAAATAAATTACTTAAGATCTAGTAAAAATCTAGTACTAGCGTCTGATATGCTATAATTATCATAACAAAAAGAAACATTACTAAACTTTAATCCTTCTTCTGAGTATGAATACGTTTCACCCTCAATCGAAACAGGTGCTACGTTATAAAATCTATATACTTTTCTTATTTGCATTTTATTATATTGTCCAGCTTTAGCTAACATTACAACATCAACATTATCTATTTTTACTCGCTTGGGGGAATCTACATCTCTAGCCACTAAACCAAAATAACCAACCGAAATAATCCACGGTCTTATTATTAAATCTAAAAAAGAAGCATTAGTTTCGAGTAAAGTAATATTTAAAGATTCGTGTGTGTCTCTATTAGAACTAATTGATGGTCCCTGATAACCACCATATGATAATCCACCCTTAGATAAATTTATAGTTTCTTTTGGCATTGTAACTTGCTTGGCAAATATACATCCCATCAAACTAGTTTCAGAATGATGTAAAGAATTATTAGTTAAATATAATGCACTATCTCGACTTAAATTCCAATCGCTTTTTCTTTCAAACGATTTTAATTTACGAGAAAAATCTCCAAAGATTTGATTTCTTTTTAAAGAATCCAAATTAAAAGATATAAACCATTGACTGGCTAAGGCAAGTCCAGTTGGCCAATTTCCCAACATCTCCAAATAATATGAATATGGACTTTTATATCGCTCTAACATATTATTATTAATTATATAATTTTACTATTATATTAAGTCAATCTCCAGTATTGATATGCTAGTGTCGCTTGTTGGGTTATAATATCACCAGCAGTAGTTACGTCCAATGTCATATCACCGGTATTTATACAATATGCACCAAAAAGAGTGTATGTTCTTAATGCATTTCCTTTTTTATCTATAAGAGTTAAAATAACTTGATTATCAGCATCTTTACTTGGTATATTATAAGCTCCAGTACTGGTCGCATCATCGAATACTGATTTAGTCCAATCTTCAAACTTTCTTCTTATTGATAAATTTTGGGGTATTCTAAACGTAATATTCCAACCATTTGAATTTGGATATTGAGCGGTTCCTGGGACATTGAACTGTAACCCCATAAAAGGAACCTGTATATTGTTTATAGCTCTACCTGGTAATGTTGTTGCAGTTACATACAATAATTCGTTCATATTAAAGCGATTTCCACCTAGTGAAATAACTCTAAATAAATTTTGTCTTGCGAAATCATTTGACGCCGCTGTATTGTAAAAATTCTCAATTCCTGTTGTATTTAATAATCCAGCCATATGTAAAAATACTTATCTATTTTGCATACATTTTATGTGATTTTTCAGTTAAAAATATTATCTTTTGATAGTGGTTATATGTTTTATATTCGTCGTTGATGAAATTTAATTTATGATATTTTTCATTAATATTTTATATTTAAAAATAGAAGTTGTATTTTATGATAAAAACATACAACATAAACACGACTACACTATACAACAAAAAATAAAAACCGTGAAGTTTTTATTTTTTGTTGTTATTATTTGTTATATTGTTTTTATCCGATTAATTCAGAAAATACAACACCAGTTCTCGTACCAATAAAGTCTGCTAATATAAATTCAGCAGTTCTAACTGGTTTAATATAGATAGAAATAGCAAGTTCATTATTATCAATAACTTCTGGCGTATTATTTCTTTCATCACAAACTATCTGGTATTCATATAAACCATCATTCATTTTGGCTTTATCGAATATAGGTATCAATGAACCAATCAATCGTTGTCTGGTTGAGAATGTATTAGGCTCAAAAACATAATATTTCAATAATGCTTTAGTTTGTTTTTCTAATGTTAAGAATAATCTTCTTACATTAATTCTATCAAATGCAGATGGTTTACGGAATAATGTTTTTTGTCCGAATACTGCGAATCCATCAGTTCCGAAGAATGATATTGGGTTAACATTTATCTTATATAGAATGTCCGATTGTTTTTGTGTAGCATCGACGCCTACATCTAAAACATTTGTCAATGTTCCATTATTCAACCCAGCAGGAGCCGTCCATGGGAAATTAATCTGTGACGTTGAAGCCATAATAGCAGATATATATCCAGACGGAGGAACCCATACATCTTGATTTGAAAAATCATCGGATACTTTCAACCAATTACCATATGTTGCCATATAACTGGATTGATAAGAAGCATATAGATTTCTAATAGCCCAATATATATCAGTAGAAAATATAAATCCGTTTTTATTATCTACTGTTTTATAATTATTACCTTGAACGAAAATATAACGCAAAGGATCTGCTAAAAATAAATGATCTTTTCTTTCACTCGCAAACGTATTAAATTTATTACAAATGGATGCATAATCAGAATTTACACCGGTAACAATTTCACCAGTTGTTGATTTTAAATCTTTAATATCAATAAAGTATGTGTCATCGTATATATATTGTTTTTCATTTGATTCTTTTTCTCTTCTCGCCTTAGCGCCAGCCCAAATAGTTCCCAATCCACATTCAGCAACTACATCTAATGTTATAGTGTCATGATTTTGAATTTGATTCAATACGTTTTGTAATTTAAGGGGAATGTTTCCTAAATCTTTACTTTTTTTATCGTTGGCTGGTATAAAAACAGAACATGGATATAATGATTTCATTTTACCATTGAGTCTAATTTTCTTGGCTGGTTTGCCGTCGGAGGTTGACCAATTGGGAGCATTAGATATATATGGATTGGTTACAATTTTAATATTAGATGATTTATTATAAACTAAAGTATCTATAAATGATGTTTTTGGTAATCCGAAAGCTGGATTATTTTGTGTTCTATTGGAACATATGGAACCAGTATACCCCTCAACTATACTATAATCTAAAGTTACCGTATCTTGATTGTATATTGAAGTTTTTAATCTGAAAAGAGCAACAACCAAACTATCGTCATAACTATCAGATTTAAAATCAAAACCAGTTGGAATCGATTCTAATTTTTCAGAAATACTATTACTACCAAATTTATCATAGTCTTGAGTTAATTTAAAATTAAAACGAGATTCTGGTATTTTTAAATATTTTTGAGTGGCAAAAAACGAATCACTTGATGAAACTTGTGAAGATGCAGTATATATTGCAGTTACACTGTCAAAATTAGTTGATGGATTAACATTAATATTATCGCAAAGACCCAAATAATAACCTTCATAGCTGTCATTAAGCGATCTTTTCGATTCATTTATAACAATCATACCGATTTTATAAAAATCAGTTATTGACTTTATTGACGATAAAGATGTTGATGTCAAATCTTTCCAAGGTATATCATTAGCTAAAATTTTTGAATGTAAAACATCATCAATTAATATTGAAATTGGTTCTTGTAATTCATATCTATTACAATCTGACAATGCACTTGGATAAGACGTAATAGTACTAGTATCAAAAGCGAGCGTAGAATATGGTAAATAAAATGTGGTAGTGCCATTAGTGTTTGAAACTGAATATGCAGACGCAGTTTTGACTAATGAAGAAGTAAGCGTTTGACCTGATGTAAGTAGAAGTTGACTTGTTGTAGTTATATCGGTATATCCTAAACCCTGAAAGCTTGCTAATAATTCATCAAGACTAAATCCAACTATTGTTTTTGTGTTTACTGGCTTATATGATGTTAAGGTTTGAATTGTTTCATTATAACTAGTAACGGGATATAATAAAGCACTATATTGATTTGAATATCCAGTTCCCGCATCGGGACCGTATGGTAACTTACATACCTGAAGATTAGCGGGAGATGTATTTAAAATTTGTTTTGCGGAATGATATAAATATCTTTCAGCTGCATTAGTTGGTACCCCATAAATGTCTTCAAATTCAGTAATATCAGAAATAGATACTAAATCTTCCGATGGACCTTGAGGGGCAAATCCAGTTATTAAAACGTCAGTTGCTCCAAGTGGTCTTGTTGTGATAGTAAGATCTTGTTCTGTTATTTGAACGCCGGGCGATGATATAGTTCTTGTTGACATATGTTATATAATATTTACAATTAAAGAGTATCATTTTTATATTTTGTTTAAAAATTACAATTTAAGTATAATTATAATTATGAAGACCCATAAATTTGATCTACTAGTTTCTTCTATTTTAGAAGAATCTAAATGTACTGGACCAACTAAAAAAGCATCATCAAATCGTAAAGGTAAAAAGTGGACTAAATGTGCCAGACAATCAGACGGATCATATAAAAGAATTCATTGGGGTCAAGCTGGCGTTAGAGTAGGTAGTGGAAAATCTAAACGTGCTAAATCATTTAAAAAAAGACATGGGTGCTCTTCAGCAAAAGCAGGAACTCCTAAAGCAATGGCTTGTCGTGATTGGGCTTAAATTATTATAAATTAAAATGTTAATATGTTTAAATCAATTTAACATGGAAAAAACTGGAATTTATAAAATAATAAACCCTATTAATAATAAATTTTATATAGGAAGCGCGTCAATAAGTTTCAGAAAAAGATTTTCAAATCATAAAAGTTTATTACATTTAAATAAAAATCCATGCAAATTTATTCAAAGAGTTTACAATAAAAATCCAGATGTTGATTTGATTTTTGAAATATTAGAAGTTTGTTCAAAAGAAGATTGTATAAAAAGAGAACAATATTATATTAATATATTGAAACCGAATTATAATCTATGTAAAGTTGCTGGAAGTTCGTTGGGTCGTATTAGAACTAAAAAATCGATAGAAAATCAATTTCAAGCTCAAAGAGTATATACTGATAAAGAAGTCATATCAATGTTTGACATGTACAATAGAGGAATTAAAATTAAAAAAATTTCAGAAATTTTAAATTGTAAACCTAATAATGTTAGTTGTATAATAAATAAACCACATAAATATAAATTAGTTAAAGAAAAATATAATTTGTTAATAAAGAATAAGAAAACTACTTATAATGGTAGATATTTAATTACAAAACCAAACGAAGAACAAATTGTAGTTCAAAATTTAACAAAATATGCCAAAGAAAATGGATTAGAATCTTCAAATTTAAACAGATGTTCCAATAATTTAATAAAAACATCCAAAGGTTATAAAGTATCAAAAATAAATTAAATGACATAAACAACAATTTTCAATATCATATACAATTTATTTTTAAAATCGTTCTAATAAAAAAAAATAGATATTTCTTGTAAACCGAGATAAATATAATAAAATAATACTATGAGTAAATTCAATGAAGCTATCAGAAAATATATAACTGAGCAGGGCATAGAAACTTCACCCATCACTATAAATCCACAAGTTTTAAGTAAAACACCCCTTCCTAAGAATAATCCAGAACTTTTAAAAATTGCTGAAATTCTCAACACACTAGAAAATAATATAGACCCGAATTCAAATATCGAAGATATAATTTCTACTATTACTACGCTAACCCCTGAAAATAAAATTAAATTAGAAGCTAAATTAAAAGAAAATGGATTGTCTCTCAAAGCTTTAGATCCTCAAACCCAACAAACCCAAACAACAACACAAAATCCTAATCAACAAGCAACACCACAGCAACAATCCACTCCAAAAGCATCACAGTCTGCATACTCTTCAATGCCTAAAGCATAAAAATTTCTTAATGAAACAAAAAAAAGTCCGTCTTCAAAAGTCAGTTAGTTCGCAAGAACTAAAGAACGAAAACGCAACCAAACCAACGGAAGATAATTCTCCATATGTTTTTCAAAAGGAAAAAATAAATTATGAATTATCAATTAAAGAACTACCTTGGACTGATAAACAAAAAGAAATTATTTCTACGTTTTTAGATAAGAAAACAAAAGTTCTTTTATTAAAAGGCCCTGCGGGGACCAGCAAAACAATTTTATCGATGTATTGTGGATTAACTCTTCTGAATAAAAAAAGAATTTCCGATTTAGTATTGGTTAGATCCGCAGTTGAATCTTCAGATTCTAAATTAGGATTTCTCCCTGGAGATATTATGGAAAAATTTAATGTTTATCTAACACCATTCCATGATAAATTCTCAGAACTTTTAAATAAAGCTCAGGTGGATAGACTACAAAAAGATAATAGAATAACTATTTGTCCTATAAATTTTGCGAGAGGGTTACATTTTTCTGCTAAATTTATATGTGCAGATGAAATTCAAAACTTCTCAACTAGAGAGATTCATACTATCATGAGTAGAATTGGTGAATTTTCAAAAGTATTTTTATGCGGAGATCCGGAACAAAGTGATCTTCCTGCTGGAAAATCTGGATTTTCTAAAGTATATGATTTGTTTAATAATGATGAATCTAAAGAAAATGGTATATTCTGTATGGAGTTAACTGAAGCTGATATCGTTAGATCCGAACTATGTAGATTTATCACACATAAGTTTAAAGAATTAACGCCATATGCTAATAAAACTGAAGAAACAACCAAAGAAGTATGGAAACCGGGAATTAAATAAGTAAGTATTAAGATGAATAATAATTATCAATATCAGGTTTTGGAAAATAAACCAATCGGATGCACATTTTGTGGAGCACATGTACAAGGTAAAGTCAGTCAAATCAAAAATCCAAAAACGAAAGAAGTTGTAAATGAATGTAGATGGATTTGCGCGAGATGTGGAAACTTATCTAAAGTAGGCATTGTAAAATGAATTTTGAAAAATTAGTAAGCGAAATATACGATACTAATATTAATAAACAATATGGTGCTACAAGCTCTGCGCCTAGAAAAGATTTTGCACCCGCATCAACTAAGGATGGGTATAATTATTCATACCAAAATTTAGGAGCATCTGAATTAGAGTCACCGCAACCCAGTAATCCACCATCCGTACCTTGGGAACTCCAAACTATAAATGATGAGTTATCAAATGGGTTTGTTTCTATAGTTTCTGCTATTCAGAAATTACAAGATTCATATAAAAATAATAAAGCTTTAAATATAAACCAGAAAAATGAGTTTAAAAAAATATCTAATTTTTCTAGAAAAATTTTAAACGCAATCAAAAAAGTAGCATTCCGAATAGATGAAATTTCTGAATTAGGGGTAGAAAAAACACCAGAAATTAAAATGAATGCTTCAGAAGATAATAACCCCGATTTATTTAAAAGAACTCAGGTAAAAATTAGATTACCGAAATAATCATTGACATTTTTTAAAAACTTTCATATCATATATTATATGAAAGAAAATACGAAAAGAATTTTAAAATCTACATCGATAGTATTAACCTTATCCACAGTAATAGGATGGTGTGGTATGAATATAGGAGGTAATTTTATTACTATATTCTTATTATCATTTTCATGTCAATATATTCTATTTTCATTTATAGGTAATGCAATAAATTCATATCTAGCGCATCAAACACTACAAAAAGAATTGGATGTATTGGAACCTCTATCAACTATATTAGATTGTGCATATTGTAATCATAGAAATATTATGACATTTTTACCAGATGAAATAGACACTTCTGAATTTTTATGTGTTAAATGTCAAAAGAAAAATTCAGTAAAAATACAATTTGTAGTAGCAAGACAAACTGAAATTATGTCATTACCCGTTTCTTCAAAAGGGGTATCACTACAAGACAAAGAAGATCTAGATAATAATTTAATATGAAATATAAAAAAGATAAAAAAGCATGGTCTGAAATACATGAAGAATCATCTACATGGGCGAGATGGATTGCTTTATATGAAGCTGTTAATCTTATAGCAGATAAAGCAGAACAGAGAGGATTATCATTTAAATCTAAGTTGAAACCGATAGCTATAAGCAAATATATCGAAACAACTCAAGATATGTATTTGAGAAAACTCTTAGAACAAGAATATAATATCAATTTTTATTTTGATGATTCTATTGAAAAAGTAAAGCATCAATAATCACCATAAACAGATGTATCACTACATGGATTATCTTCTTCGTAATCAAAATTTTGTTTTGAAATTTCTTCTATGATATCATTATCATCATTTGGAGTGTTACCAACTCCAGGTCCAGGAGAATTTGTTTCGTGGGAGAAGTCGTATCTTTTAGCTTTGAAGAACCAAACATAATGACCCGCTATGGCATTTAATTGAAACTCATCAATTACTTCTGTTAATTCATAAATAGTGGGTCCTCTTTTTGGATAGTTAAGTCTATCCGAACCAAATTCAGATAATTCAATCAAATCACCCATTTTAGGTTCTGATAAAATACCAAAAATACTCGTGAAAAGTTCTGGATGTATAACTCCACTCATATCACTATCCGCTAAAATGCCAAATTTAGATAGAAGATATGCATCATTATTTAAATTTATTTGAATGATTAGTTTTTGACCTTCGGAGTATCCAGAAATAACATCTTCTCCATATAAAGAATTCATCGTACTTAATTGTGCATTATTAGTATAATACATAATTTCTTGTCCATATATATTAATTTGTTCTTTCCACCAATTGGAAATATTTTTTCTTTCTTGACCGTTTCTGGATTTATCTAAGAATCTAAGATTTTCCATTTTGAACTCCCCTAAATGTTAATCGATAAGTTTTATTATCAGGATTTAATACTAAATAAACGCCAGTTTCGCGTAAACCCTTTTCTCGTGAGTTTGGAGTTGGCATTGCGCGAGTATCATTAAATATATCCTTACACACTCCTAGAGCGGCTTCAAAACTCAAAGGCTGATCCCTCTTAGTTTGTATGCATGTTGACACTATACTTGGTTGTTTGGTTAGATACCTAGCAACCATATTAACATTTTTAGTTTTACCATTCACTTGATTTTCACCTGGTAGTGTTTTTTGATGTCTATGGTTAACACCACCAATAGAACTAGTATTAGTAGAAATCGATGCTTTTTCGCTTTTACTTAATTTTAAAGCAAATGGATATTGTTCTTTTAATAAGAAGAATTCTAAAAATGTCATTTTATATATTTACAATAAAAAACCCCGCTTGTAGCGGGGTTTTCTTTTTTTATTTTAAAATTTTATTATTTAAAATATTCACCTTTATCTACTGTGCTTTTAACCTTTTGATTCTTTTTTTGTAGATTTTTTACTGCTGGTTTAGTATTATGCGGTTTTAGTGGATTTGTTTTTCCACTTTTAGGAACATTTGCGGACTTCTTAGAAGGGCTTGATAGAGTTCCCGTTACTTTATGACTTTTAGGATCTGTTAACCCCTTTACGGCTTTATCAACATTTACATCTTCGGCATCATCCAAAGCAAAAGATTCTGGGAATGTTTGCTCCTCTTCACCCTCTTCACCCTCTTCACCCTCTTCATATGCTTCCTCTTCTTCACCTTCTTCTTCACCCTCCTCTTCATCTTCTTCTTCACCACCAATAGCAGTTTGGAGAATTTCAATCAATTTCTCTGCCATATCTTTATCGAGAGTAATAGTTACTTCTTCAGATTCTTCATCTTCGGAATCTGCGAATTCATCAACATCACTATCATCTTCTTCGGTTTCATCGGTTTCATCTAAAGAAGAATCGTCGAAAGCATTTTCAGGTTCAAAGCTATTTTCTTTTCCGGTTGAAAAATTAAAAGTTTCTTCAGAAACAATTTTATTGAATAAAACGTCAAATGGATTTTTAGCTTCTTTAACGCCTTTGAGCTTTTTCAAAGAAGAATCTACATCAGATGTTAATTCATCTGGAGCCTCTTCTGGGTCTTCAACACCATCAACTTCACATGGTCCTGAACCTTTAATAAACGATGTCACGTTTTTTTCATTTTCTTTATCACCAAATGCAGCACCAACCTTTAAGTCGGTTTTAACTTCTGAACTTGGTACGCTCTCATTGAGGATTGACATATATGCTTGTGTTATTGGGTCCATAATATTTGTTTGTATGAATATTTACACTAGTTTTATTACATTTCTATATTTTTTTTATTTTTTTTTATTTTTTTACGTAACTATCAAGTATTAGTTTAGATTCTTTTTTCAGATCCAAACATTCTATTAGTTCGTAATCGGCTTCCCCATTAACCCAAACGATATATGATTTTGGAACCTTAAAATTAGTTATTTTTTCTATAATAGTTGAATAAAGAGATAGCTGTAAACTATATTTTGCGAATTCGCATTGAGGTAAATGTTTTAATTCTCTCAATAATGTTTCTTTTCGTGGATTACTTCTTTTAATTTCCTTGTTTGTTTTATAATCAAACATAACCAATTCATTAGTTTTAAAATTATAAGACAGATTATCAACACTGCCGCATATACCAGATTCCTTATCACCAATAACAAATTCAGATTTTATTAAAATATGTTCTTGTTTCCACCAATTATAAAAGTTTATAAAATTTCTAATTAGGACGGCAACTTCTCGATAATATAATTCTACAGAATTATCAGATTTAAATTCTTTTCTCTTATTAAAAAACAAATTTATAGAATCTCTATCTAAACTTGTTTGTTTTCTATTGAAATAATTTTCAACATATTTATGAAATTCAGAACCCTTATGACAGGAATAATCCTTTAAAAACTCCCATTGGGATAATACATCCTCGACTGAAAATCCATCTCGTTGAGCAACAAAAGATGCGGCTTTTTGTGAATTGAATGGTTTTTCATAATTCTTAATCACCTGAGAAACTGACATTTTTGCTGGTTCTCCGGCGATTGTATATTTGTGATTCTTTTCTAAAAAAAGAATATCAGAAAAACTATGTTCTAAACTTAAAAAAGATTCAAAATTCATATTAAAATCCAAATCCAATTACTTTATCTTCTTTTTTAGTTTCATTCATTTCCGTTTGTTTTGTTAAATTATATATTTCAGCGATTACCATTTCTTTAGTTATATTTTCTTCTATTTCTTTTTTAGAGAATCCTAATTGTTTAGCAAGTCTTTTAGATTCATCCAAAGTGAGAGATCCAAATTCATAATCAATCTGTAATCTACCTTTTCTCCTTAAAGCATCATCAATGTCTTGTTTAGGACAATTATAAGTTAGAATTATTGGACATTTTAAAATATCACCCAAAATACCATCAGATAAATTTAAAAGAGATGTTACCGCTGATGAGTCGTAGCTATCACCCATTCTCTTTACGATTGCTTTTTCCGCATCCTCTAAGATAAGAACAGAATTTTTCTTCTGTAACAAAGTAGAAAGAGTGCTTGGATTATTAACAAAGGATTCTATCATGGTGGCTGGAATATAAATAAAATCTTTGGTTACTTTAGTAGTAAGATATTTAAGAAAAGTACTTTTACCAGTCCCCGGAATACCATGAAACATATATAATCCTTTATCATTTTTATTAAGTCTTTCTATAATTTCAGATTCAATCTTTAAAAACTTTTTACCATAATTTAATTCAATATCTATATTATCAGGAATATTCATATTGATCGGCTCAAAAACATATTCATCATATCTATTTTTAACAAACAGATGAATTTTAGAAGAACTTGAAATGTCTACAAAAGGTTCGAAATCTTTTAGATGTAAATCATTAACATTAGATGGGTATATGATCATCATCTCATAAGTTTTATGGGGATTATCTTTAAGTCTATCGTCTATAGAGGTTTCATCTAGACTATGAACTTCTCCGTTTAAATCGGTAAATGTTATATTGGTATCTTCTGAATTTTTAACTATTAATTTTACAAAAATATCTTTATATTCAAATAAAAACGTACCCCCCTTAAATGCTTCTGGATCTTTAATTAAAGATTTCAATTTACCAGAATATGAATTGTATATCAAATTACTTTTCTCTAAAAGAAAATTTAAAATCGAAGATTTAAATGTTTCGTTTACATAAAGAAAACATGGAGCATATTTAGAATATGTACTAATATACCTCGCAACTGGAAATTCATTTCCATTATCATGAATTTCATAAAATTTTGATATATCAGTTTTAAATGTGTTTTTTACAGTAAACATACGACTATACTAATCATTCGCGTTAAAATATGCAATTAAAAAAATAAGTATGATACATGAAAACTTTAACCAAAAAAGAAATAGTGGAAATCCATGAAAAATGTGTCAGATTGGTTAAAAGAAAACCCGCAGAATTTTTTCAACTTAAAAAAATGTACAAATATGAAGGGTCCTGTAATTGGACTGATTTGGAAATAGATTACAGAAGAGAATTATTATCAACAGCTTATCATGAATGTGTACATTATTTATTTCCGGAATATTCAGAAACTATGGTAAAATATATAGAAAGTAGAATTGTAAATGTTTGTGAATCATTAGATTTAGCATATTTCCTAAAAATATTAGCTAATAAATTATATAAATCAGAATTAGAAAAGCATTCATTTTCCAATAAAAAAGTTTTGACTTCTCGCAAAAAATAGAAGACAATTAGGGATCTTATATTAAATATAACACTATGATTTTCGAAGAACAAGTATCACGCAAACCAAACAAATATCCATGGACAGAAAAATTCATTGAAAGCATGCATAATGGATTTTGGACAGATAAGGAATTCTCATTTAAGTCTGATGTACAACAATTTAAAGTATCTTTAACTGAACAAGAAAGAGAGATTGTTATTAGAACCTTGTCTGCTATTGGACAAATAGAAATCGCAGTAAAAACGTTTTGGTCGAAGCTTGGGGAGAATCTTCCACACCCATCATTACAAGATCTTGGATATGTTATGGCTAACACCGAGGTTATTCATAATAATGCATATGAAAGATTAATTTCTATTTTAGGATTGGAGGATGTTTTTGAAGAAAATCTAAAACTTGATTGGATCGAAGGTAGGGTGAAATATCTTAAAAAATATACGCATAGGTATTATAAGGATTCAAAGAAGCAGTATGTTTACGCACTAACACTGTTTACTTTATTCGTTGAAAACGTCTCGTTATTCTCTCAGTTCTATGTAATCAACTGGTTTGCTCGTTTTAAAAATGTTCTTAAAGATACCGATCAACAAGTAAAATACACTCGTAATGAAGAAAATATTCATGGTATGGTTGGTGCTCAAATTATTAACACCATTAGAGAAGAATATCCAGACTTGTTCGACGATGAATTTACAAACAGAATAATCAGTGAAGCAAAAGAAGCATATGAAGCAGAATCAAAAATTATTGATTGGATGATAAATGGAATCAAAGAAGAAGGTCTTAGTGCGGTTATCCTTAAAGAATTTGTTAAGAATAGAATCAACGAATCCCTTAAAATGATTGGATTTCCAGATGCATTTGAGATTGACAAAGATCTTATTTCCTCCACAATGTGGTTTCAAGAAGAATTATTAGGAAATAATATGACCGACTTTTTTCATAGCAAAGACACGGGTTACTCTAAAAAATCACAATGTTTCGATGAATCTGAATTATTTTAATTATGGATCATTTTAAATCGGATAAAACTACGGATGAATTAGCATCATCTTATAGAAGTGCAATGCATGAAACAATCGAAGAATGTTTAAAAAAAATAAAATATCTTGAAGAACAGCTTGATATCAGAGACGAAGTTATTAAAGAATTAAAATTAAAAAATATTATATGACAAACAAATACGAATGGCTAAACAAAGACTCACGAAAATTTCTCGAACGAGGGTACCTGTTAGAGGGAGAAACGGCAGAACAAAGAATTAGAGATATCGCAGATGCATCAGAAAAATATTTAAACATAACTGGATTTGCTGATAAATTTGAGGATTACATGTCAAAAGGATTTTTTTCCTTATCAAGCCCAATCTGGTCAAATTTTGGAAGAAAAAGAGGTCTTCCGATCTCCTGTTTTGGTTCTTACATTCCCGACACTATGGAAGGAATCATGGAGAAGGTTTCAGAAACCGCTGTAATGACAAAACATGGTGGCGGCACATCTGCATATTTCGGTAAACTTAGAGGTAGAGGAACACCCATCTCTTCTGGTGGTGAATCTACAGGTTCTGTACATTTTATGGAATTGTTTGATAAACTCATGAACGTAGTTTCCCAAGGAAATGTTCGTAGAGGTTCATTTGCCGCATACCTTCCGATTGATCATCCAGACATTGAAGAATTTTTAAAGATTAAATCTGATGGATGTGATATTCAAGATTTATCCATCGGCGTTTGTGTCTCAGACGAATGGATGAATAAAATGAAAGATGGTGATAAAGAAGCTCGTAAAATTTGGGGTCTTGTCATTAAAAAACGTTTCGAGTCTGGTTATCCTTATATCTTTTTTAGCGATAATGTTAACAATCAAGCTCCTCAAATTTATAAAGATAAAGGATTGAAAATTAATAATAGCAATCTTTGCAGTGAAATTATGCTTTCCAATTCGGAAGATGAATCGTTCGTTTGTGATCTTTCATCTTTAAATTTGGAAACTTGGGAAGAATGGAAGGACACTGATGCGGTAGAAACATTAGTTTACTTTTTGGATGCAGTAATGTCTGAATTCATTGAAAAAACCGAAGGAATGAAGTTCATGGAAGCACCTAGAAAATTTGCCATGAACCAGAGAGCATTGGGTGTTGGAGTTCTTGGATGGCATTCTCTATTACAATCAAAAATGATTGCGTTTGAATCCATGGAAGCAAAGATTCTTAACAACCAAATTTGGAAATCAATTAGAGAAAAATCAGATAATGCAACATGGTTTTTAGCACAAACTCTTGGAAAGGCTCCAATTTACGAAGGAACCGAATACGCTAGGAGAAATACAACAACCCTTGCTGTTGCTCCTACAACTTCATCCAGCTTCATTCTTGGACAAGTATCTCCTAGCATAGAACCATTGAATAGTAATTATTATGTAAAAGACCTTGCTAAAGGTAAATTCACACAAAAAAATCCACATCTTAAAAATATTTTGAAAGAAAAGG